GGAATCGTTGCTACGAGGGGTATTTAACATAGTTCATTATATCCTCATAAACCGCAACATACCTTAATTTTACGATGTTTCGCATGAAATCTTAATTTTATATAATTCGTTATATATTCACATAAATAAATAAAAAATGGTACACTATTGGTACATGAATGGTACACGGAAAAACCTTATGCATGACAATAATTAGAGAAGAACATGGAAATGCTCTTCTCTTTTTTTATGTCACAATTTAGGCATAAGGAGATGATGTTATGTTTGACGATGAAGTAAGAGAACAAATATTTGCAAAAAGTGAGTTACAAAAAATCGACCTAATGACATTATCCCTTGTCATTAAAGCGATAGAGGAAGTTTTGGAGGAAAATAAAGATGAACATGCCGTATCAGCAACCGATGATGAATTATACACCTAACTATGGAGCGTATCAGTACAACCCAATGGCAAACTATCAGAGATACCAACAGCCTGAACCGACACAAGGCATAAGTGGCAGAGTAGTGCAGGCAGTTGAGACTATCAATCCCAACGAGGTGCCAATGGATGGCAGTGTAGCATTTTTCCCAAAACAGGATTTAACAGAGATATATGCCAAGAGTTGGAATACTGACGGAACAATCCGCACATTGACTTTTAAGCCGGTTTTGAATGATAAGACAGACATTTTATCAGGTGGCACGGAAAAGCTTGAATTTGACCTATCAGAGAAAGCCACAGAGGGTATTATGGCAAAGCTCAACGAACTATCAGAGAAAATTGAGCAATTATCTTTAGGGGCACAAAGAAAAACTCCACGAACACAAAAGGAGGGTGAAAAAGCATGAATGTAATGGGAATAATGCAACAGATAATGAGCAATAATCGCGTAATGGGAAATCCAATGATTCAGAATGCAATGAGCATGGCTCAAAGCGGAAACAGCAAGGGAATTGAGCAAATGGCAAGGAACCTATGCAAAGAAAAAGGCATTAATCCTGATGATGTAATGAAGCAGATTAGAGGTAATTTTGGGATATAGCATATTAGAGAACGTGCGCACGGCTCTTTATGAAATAAATTTTGGAGGTAAAACAGATGTTCAACACAGGAAATTGTCCAAGCGTACCTATTGTGGCAAATTTGGACGGAAACAACAACGGAAATAACTGGAATGACGGCTCTTGGCTTTGGTTCCTTATCGTAGTATTTGCGATATTCGGAGGCTGGGGCAATGGCTTCGGTGGCTTCGGTGGTGGCACTAATGGTGGTGTCGGAAGCGAAATTCAGAGAGGATTTGACAATCAGGCAGTTATCTCAAAACTTGACGGATTATCAAACGGCTTATGTGACGGCTTTTATGCTATGAACAACAGTATGCTCACAGGCTTTAATGGTATTAACACAAATATCATGCAGACAGGCTACGGCATACAACAGGCAGTAAACGCTGATACAGTTGCTAATATGCAGAATACCAACGCTTTACAGTCACAGCTTGCTAACTGCTGCTGCGAGACAAGAGAAGCCATCCAAGGTGTAAACTACAACATGGCTACTAACACTTGTGCTTTACAGAACACAATGAACAATAATACAAGAGATATTATTGACAGCCAACAGGCGGGAACGAGGGCTATTCTTGACTTCCTGACAAATGACAAGATTGCAACCTTACAGGCAGAGAACAACGATTTACGCAGAGCAGCTTCACAGGATAGACAGAACGCGCTTCTGACTACTACAATGGCAGCGCAGACAAATCAGATTATTGATGCAGTAAGACCTACACCGGTTCCATCATTCCCAGCAAGCAACCTTTATGGATATGCTTATAACGGATGCGGATGCAATACAGGTTGCGGATGCTAAAACTGAATAATTGAGTATCTTAATTGAGTTAACTCAATCTAAACCGATTAAAAACCATTTTTAGTCGAGACTTAGTCCAAGTTTAGTCGAGAGTTAGTCGAGATTATGTCTGCTAAGCAGTATTACTTATAACCCAAGGGCAGACTATAATGTTTGCCCTTATTTTGTGAAAGAGAGGTAAAGATAATGGAAATAACAGGAATTGCATTACAAACAGTTGCCGCCGGAGAGGATGTTGCATTTACAGAAACACCGGTATGCGGAACTAAATGTATAGTCCACAGACAGGGAAGCGGAATTATTAAGTTAAGAGGTATTACTAATCAGTGCAAAGCTAGATTTTTAGTATCTTATAGTGGAAACATTCAGATACCTACAGGCGGTACAGTTGGAGCTATTTCGCTTGCCATTGCAGTAGACGGAGAGCCTTTACAGTCAACACGAATGATAGTTACTCCGGCAGCAGTACAAAATTTATTTAACGTTTCGGCTCAGGCATACGTTGATGTACCTTGTGGCTGTTGCAGTACTGTAGCGGTGCAGAATACATCGACACAGGCTATCGAAGTACAGAATAGTAACTTAATCGCAGTAAGGGAGGCTTGATGATATGCATAAATGGGCTAAACAGATAATGGAATGCGTCAAGGCTAAAGTTGACGGAATTGGAATTGACAATTTTGAGGGGCAAAACCTTGACGATTTAAAGGATTTTACCGAGATTGTTAAGAATATCGTAGAATTTGACAAGGACTATCTGATTGTTGAAGCTATGGAAAATTCAAAAGACGATTACAGGAGGTACACCGAGCCACTGTATCATATGCCAGTAAACTACAACGACATGGAGTATATGCGTGACATGGATAAGAGCCAAGGTAAGATGTACTACTCTGAACCGATTGCACCACATGTGAGTGAAAGCAATTATGACAGAGCAAAGAGACATTATACCGAGACAAAAGAAATGCACAAAGGAGCTTCTACGGAGGATAAAGAGCATAAAATGAAAGCCCTTGACATGTATATCCGTGAATTGAGCGGAGATATATCGGAGCTTTTAAATGACATGACACCCGATGAACGCAACCTTTTACGCACCAAAATGAGCAATCTTGCGTCAAAACTGTAATTATTAAGGCTATGGGTAGTAATGCTCATAGCCATTTTTAGAGGGTATAAGCATGGATATAAGAGTTAATGATATATTGTGGCACATACAATTTAAAAAGCCCACATCAAGCGAATTAAAGCGGTCAGACGGCACTATAAGTTTAGGAGTGACCGACAACACAACCAAGACAGTGACGATAGCTGATAATGTGTCTGATTACATGGCCGACAAGATACTATGCCACGAGCTAGTGCATGTGTACTCGTTCTCATACGGCTGTGACATTGACATAGAGACAGAGGAAATAATCGCAGACTTTATGAGCTTGTACGGACGGAATATTGTATACACAGCCGACAAAATATTTAATTTATTGGAGCAAAAATATGGATAAAATAGACAGACTATTAGAATACATACACCGGACTAATCCGGAAATGACACGACAGAAATTGATTGAGAAACTAGGGGAGAGTGACTACAGTGCCAAGAGCATTTATTTTTTGGCAGTTCAAAATTCAAATTCCTAAAAATTTTAGGATGAAAAAAGTGCCCCCCTACCTTTTGGGTTTTTCGATTTCAAAAATCCGTTCGCAAAATTTTACAAAAACTTGTCGAGAACTTGCAAAGAACTCGCACCGCACTTTAATTGAGTAAAGTTTTCTGAAAATTCAAACATTTTCCATGAGTTGGTGCGCCCGACTTGTTAGATATTGCACCCGGCACAACTTGCCACGGCTTGACGGCTTGCAATGCTATAATTATATTTTTAGACATTGTAAACGGCTTGTTTTGTGGCTTATTTTAGTGCGCTTAATAAAATCCATGTTAGCACGTTTAAAAGCCCTTAAAACGTCAAATACACGGCTTCAAATGTGTATATCATAAAATCATAGAATATTTTTGTTAATTTGTCAATGTACTACAGCACCCGGACTTATAGCCGGACAACTTGCGACAGCTCGACAGCACGCCAAAAAGGGATATAAAAATATCCCTAATGATAACAAGTAATATATTTTCCAGCTTGATAGTCACAAAATAATGTGACCGGGTGAACGTGCGCGCGTTTTTCAACAACTTGCAACCATTCACCGCACCTTTGAACTGTAATTTTAAGCTCGTGTGACTCCATCCATTCCATGCAGTCGTATTTGATATAGCTAAAATCACTTATTTTTGACATTTCATAGCCCAGCGCCTGAACACGCTTATATATTTCCTTTTTCCCCAAATACTCATAATTAGACATAATACACCCCCCTAACTATAACAAGCCTTAATTATTGGGCTTATATAGTTTTTGTGCTGTAGATAGTTAGCAAAGGCCGTCCGCCGGTATTCCTTGCCACTTATAAGCGCGGTAATATCGTCACACGTGCCCGACTCTGCGACAGCTCTAAAAATATCTGTTATCGCTTTGCGTGTGGCGCGCTCGCTTGCCTGATATTCCGGCGCGCTCTTGTATTTGCCGTTGTAGCGCGCTTTTATTTCCATTTCTACAGCGTCAAGACTTTTTAACTCGTTGTCCATTCATTAACCCTCTTTTCTGTTTTAGCGCGTGGTTTATAGGTTGCTTTTTGACCTTTTCGCGGTTCATACGTGCGTTAATCTGTTTTTATTAGGTGTAAAATAACGCAAATCACCTATAAAGGGCGCACAATTATTTGTTCAGGTGTTGCACCTCTTGAGCCTGATATAAATATAAAGGCATTTATAAGACCTCTTGGCGCGATTATTTACCGGACGCGCGGACGGAGTGCAATATATACAGTTGTAAAGCCGTATAAAAGCACCTATAAATAAAATAATTAAATTGATAATATAAAGCCTGAAAAGCCTTATATATAAAGCTAATAGCCGGAATTGAACCGGCTAAAATACCCTTGTTAATTTGTATTGCTATTAGCTTGTAATATCCTTTACAGGAAAAACCGCCGCAGGGCGTTGAACCCTGCCGACCGTCTAAACGGATGACGGAAAGAATTAATATTTTTCTGGGCTTATTACTTTGTCAAAACCAAAATAAAAATATGCATTGCTTGCTCTGTTTGCCTTGTCCGCTGTAGCCTTGTCGATTTCGCAATATCCTATTACCTCGTGATTCCTCCATATAGCATACTTTTTCAATGGTTTCGTGTCGTCAACTATAAGAAAATGTCTATTTTCAAAAAATAATGTTGTGCCATATCCAGGCAAGAAAGCACTTTTGATTGTTTTGTCTATTATTTCCTTTTTGGTGTAATCAATGATATAATTTGTTTTGTAATCGTTCGGTATTCTTTCCCATTCTTCCCTTGTTAAAATGTGCAAAACGCTTTTACTTTCGTCTGATAACTGTATTTTTTTCATATAAATACCACCTTTCAATTTTATTATCCTCTTATGAGGTAAAAGCAAGCCGGGGAATCGAACCCCGGAAGCGCCGACCTTGCTAATTTTTAATTATTTGCTTTTTCAGCGTGTTTTGTAAGTTCTCTATAAAGCAGATTACACGCTGTTGCTTCTGCCTTATCCTCTGTATATCTGCCTTTTTCCTCTTCTGTCTCGTTTAAAATATCAGCAAGCCAATCAACAGCAGAGCCAAGGAAAATATCATCAGAAATAGGAAAAGCTGTAGGAAGTCCTGCCATCCAGTCGCAAAATAAAGAATATTTGCTAATTCTTCCGGCTCTATATTGACAATCGTTTTTAACCTTTTCATTTTCAAAAGCTGTCAAAATGTCCTTGCAAATATCGTTATAATCTGTTTTTGCTTCCTTGCCGTCATATGTGTAATACTCTTCAGCTGCTTCGTAGCTCTCAATAATTGCTTTCTTAATTGCTTCCATTGTTTCTTTACTGTTTGTTCTTCTCATTTCTTTTTACCTGTGCTATAATATAGCTACCTTTCTTTTTTTTGATTGGTGGCGGTTGCTTGTCTTGGTAGGATGTCAACCGCCTTATTTATTTTGTAGCTTAATAATAACATCTTATATGGTGTGTGTCAACACCTTTTAAGATGTTTTTTTGATTTTGTTTTTAAGTGTTGCAAAAAAGCAATATTTTATATATAATAGAAAAAACAAAACAGAAAGGAGCTTGCGAAATGCTTACATATAAAATAGATGTATTAAAAGAGCTGGCACAGCGTGGCTACACCGCAAATAGAATGAGAAAAGAGAAGATATTGAGTGAAAGCACGATGCAGAATTTGAGGAATAAAAGCGATATTAATACAAAGACATTAAATACATTATGTATTATTTTAAGATGTCAGCCAAGCGATATAATAGAGATAGTACCAACAGACGACGAAAAGATAAAATATTTTTAAATAACACTAAAATTAGTGTTGACATATAGAGTGCAAAATGCTATAGTTATGTCGTAGCAAATAAATAGTTTATTTTATTGGAGGTATAAACATGAGAAACTTTTTAATTACTAAGAAAACATATAAATGTGGCAAACTGACCGGATTTGAAATCCTCGGAATGGTTCAGAGCAATAATTTCCCGGCATATGACAAAGAGACCGCAAAAAAGCTATTCGGCTGTGAATACGTGGATGTTTTAGAGGTTCCGGAAAAATGCCACATCAAAGTATTATAAGGGGGTGCAAATATGAGGATTAAAGGAATCGGAATAATCAGCAAAGAAAAAGCTATGGAAATTTTAACGAGAGAAGGACGCAAAGCAGTAAGAGATGGAGAAATCACAACGGAAGAACTCGGAGAAATGTACAAGTTGCAAAAAGTTAAAGAGGCTTGTACAATTGGTACTTGTACCGACAGCTTCAACAACTCTTATGAGTGGATACCGGACGAGCTTAAAGAGGAGCTAACACCGGAACAATTGGGAGCTTTAACGGAAGCATTTTATAAATGCTATGGAGCCGGTAAAAACGACAAAAGAGGGGATTAAAGCCCCTCTTTTTTAATGCTCGAAAAGCATTATTTAAAATATTATTTTTTCAATCCGTGGCTGTTCGGAATTGGTAAACAGCGCCTTTTACAAGCCCATCCGCCTGTAAAGACATTTTTATTTTACTACAGTTTGGCACAATAGCAAGTGCTTTTTAAGTCGGTTTTTATGGCTGGCTTTTTATTTTTATATAATATAATATATGTGTGTGATGTGGTATATATTAATCAATACAGTTGTTATTATATATCCAATAATCAGTATATTGACAAAATAAGTATATTTGATTATTATTATTTTAATTAAATCAATAAGCGGATGCCGGTTGCCTGTATCGTTTGGAATTACTCCAAGCGGTGCGGGCTTTTTTATTTTATGATTTTGAGGTGCTAAAATGGAAAAAATTAAAGGAAATATAACTAAACATTTAATTGCCGATTTTGGCACTTTTCAGCTCTATCGAGAGGATTTCGAGAGGGCTATAGTTCAGGCTTGTCAGGAATTACAAATTGACGATTTGAAAAGCGAAGGCCAAAGGCCTTGGAAGGCTGTTTGTAAAAGAGTCGGTGAAATTATATTCAATGACAATAGTATTTTAAAGGATAAACAGTTATATGACAATACATGTATGTTAACTAACTATAACAGATATAATTATAATATATTAAATAATATATGTGATGAATATATATATATTAGTGATAAATATAATAAACTATGTAGTACTGTAGCATTTAGTAATTGGTGTAATATAGATTGTGGTGTAATAGATAATTGGAGATTAAACAAAGAGTCAAGCCCTAAAAGTTATGAGATTTGGCAAAAATTGCAAGGAATCCGTAAAGATTGTATCAAGGATAGAGCATACGACAATAAATCCCCTGTCGGTGCTATGTTCGTTGGCAACAATGAATTTGGTATGAATCAGCCGGGAATTGGCTACGAGGCTACACAAGCACGAGCGCTAACAGCCAATGAACTGCCACAATTGGGCGATGTAAATAGTCAGAATATTAAAGCACTATCAGGCAATAACATGGTTGATAATGCCAAGTAATTGTATGTGCAATTGATACAATTCTGAACCCTTGAGTTACAAGGCTTTGAGGACTATCAAATTATTGCAACTATGCACAAAACAGTTGTTTAGCGAAGAGTTGAAAGCATAGAATTAAATTGTACATGCAATAGATACAATTTAAAATGCTTGATGTTTGAGAGCCGAGCAATGCACATATTGGGTGCCCTGGGGGTGTATATGAAAAGCGACAAACCGCCCCACTTAGCCCCCAAAATATCCGCCAAAACAAAAAGGCCTTTACCCATACCTTAACCGCACCAAGCAGTATTTATTATTATAACATAAGTTATATATTAATTAAACAACATACACAATAATAATATATATACATACAACTATGATTAAATATTAGTTATATATTATATATAACAGTAAAGGAGCTAACAGAGATGAAATTAACAGGATTTGAGTCTAGCAAAATTAATTCCGAAATGGTAAATCACCCTAGCCACTATAATTTGCCTAATCGTAAAGAGTGCATTGATGAGATGATTGACATCTACGGACTTAAAGATGTGGCTAAATGGTGTGAGATTACTGCATACAAGTATAAGTATCGTGCCGGGCATAAAGGACCTGCAGTTGAGGATATGCACAAAGCTATATGGTACACAGTTAAGGCTCACGAGCTTAAATCTAGGCGCAGATGGAAAGTGTTTGGAAAATTCGTGGACAAGGAACTTCCAGTGTTGATTAAAAATGTTTTCCTGTGGCTGATGATGCTTTGCACAATTCGTGCGGTACTCTTATCTGACGAACACGGATTGCTTATCTCGGTAGTGTTTCTAGTCTTGGCTACCATAACCGAGTCGCTGATAGAGGGCTTTAAGGATAATTAGATTTTGAGGTGTAAATCATGTTTGTATTAAAAATTGCAACAACAGTATGGCTGGCATTAATTGCTTTTGGAATGGTAAATGCCACATTAAACGAAAAAGTGACAGTCAGTACAAGATTTCTTGGCATTGCGGTAATGCTCAGTCAGATACTTGCCATAGCTTTTATGTGGCAATAAATAGGGCATTCGCCAAGCGGTAAGGCACGGGATTTTGATTCCCGCATTCGTTGGTTCAAATCCAGCATGCCCTGTTCGGGGTTTACTTGGTTCCCCGACATTGGACTTAGTAGTTCCTTTCGACCTCATAGTGGAAAGCTGTTAAGAGCCGTCACAAGGCTCGTGAGGGTTTAATCGTGTCTAATCCCACAATGCACGAGCGTGAAAACCAACCTGTCGTAAAGACATCTGTAACAGGCAGTGTAGACATATATACCCCCTTTAATTGTTAAACTAGGGCAACTCAAATCATATGAGTCTTAGGTGAGGTGCAATCCCTCACATGTCCTTTGCTGTAGGTTTCGTTAGTTCTTTTCTTCCTACAGCACATACAAATTTATATCTCCGGAGGGTGTTGCCACTCCTTAGACTTCACCCTCATTATTGGCATGTAGCTCAGTGGTAGAGCAGTCAGCTATTAGCTGATTTGTCGTGGGTTCGATTCCCAACCTTGCCGATTGTTGATGTGTGACGGAATGGGTAAACGTTAATCAATGGTTAAGAAAACGGTGTGCGATAAGAATTGCTATTAACAAGTATGGTAAAAAGCTGTAAGCAATTACACCAATAAATCCGTTAGAAAATAAAAATCCATTTTTCCCTATTCGTAGGTGCAGACTAACTAACGGAATTTCATGTGTGGTTCAAATCCACACCACATCAATTACAACAAACTAGGTTAGCTACCGAAAAGCACAAGCCTTAGTGCCTGTTTGTTGTTTTGTTAATAAGGCTATTATCGGAAAGGCAGGTAATAAATATGCTATCAGAAAGCGAAATCCAAACAAAAGTTAATTTCTTATCATCAGCAAGGTGCAATCACACATTCCATAAATACATTGACATAACAGGTGACTTGATAGAGGGAACACTTTTATCAAGGATTTTATATTGGTTTGCGCCAAATAAAGACAATAAGAGCAAAGTTAAGATATACAAGGACGGCGAATATTGGATTGCAAAGCAAAGAAAAGACTGGTGGGAAGAAATACGGATTACTGAAAGACAGTATGATAAAGCAATTAAATCGTTGGTGAAAAAGAAATTTGTAATTACAGCAAAATACAAATTTAACTCAATGCCGACTATACATATACGACCTAATTATGATGTTATCAACGCAGAAGTTAAAAAATGGGAAGAAAATATCAGACAAGAGGTTATAGCAGAAGATAAAGGACAGGAGTTACATAAACAGGCAGACGGGAATGACACAAAATGTAATTCCCAAGGGAATAACACAAAGTGTAATTCGGGAATGCCACAAGATGCAACTCTTTTAACAGGGATTACTAACAATGATTACTTTAACAATAATTACGAAACAGGGATTACTGATAAGGTACATACATCAACTAACATTGATGGAGAGGTACATACATCTGTTCCCGAAGAACAGACGGCAAGAGTCACCCGACAGGATATGCAAGCAAAGAAAGATGATATGGTCTGTAGGTTTTTTGCAATCTGCGATGATAATATCGAGAACAAGACAATTAGGGTAGCTGTCAAAAGAACATTTCGCAAATACATGAGTATGTATGAGACAGGTTTTTGCAAGGTTCACCCAATCTTGACCGATAAGACTCTGACTAATGTATGCCTGTCGCTTTCTAATGTGACCGATACAGAACATAATCACTTTGAGTGGACAGATGTTTACCTAACAGACGAAACAGGGCTTACAGGGCTTGATAGAATGGTTAACGAGCATTTCAGACGAACACATAGGAAAGAGACTAATTACTCGATAACACATTTTGCTAAAAGTGACTATCTGCTACAGTTGGCGCAAGGCATTATTGAATATTAAACGGAGGTATAAATATGGCAAAAGGAGTTAAGACACGAAATATTGATTCATTCCAAGAGGCATTGACAGAATACGCATGCGGCAGATGTTCGCAATCGAAAGCTGCAAAAATGGCTGGCATGAGCAGACCGACATTTAGAAAGTACGCAAATATGCATTTTTTAGGTATTCCATTTCCTGACACACTGTTTAAGGCAAAGGAAGAATAACCAATGAACACAAATTGTGTAAATTGTGGCGCACCCATTAACAGAAAACTTAATAAATGCCCTTATTGCGGTACACCTTATGACTACAGTGGCTTTAATGCAAGTTTTGAAAACAAAAATCCACTTGGAACTATTTCTATTGCCGGAAAAGAATATCAAGTGTATTTAGGCAAATATGATGTAGACACAATCAATATGGGGTGTGGCAGAGACATAGACGGAATGCTTCATGGAGACAAAATTGTTAAAAAACGAAAATTTACTCTGATTGAGGTGTAATATGTGTGAATTTTGTTGCAAAATAGGAAAATTGGAAAAAATCAAGCAAGGAGCTTTTAAAGGCGGATATTATCCCGAAAAAAATGAAACACAAATTGTTGAATTTGAAAATGCATTTCATTTATTCGTAGGATGTAGCGACCCCTTTATGGCTGGAATTGAAATCGAAGATATAAAATTTTGCCCTATCTGCGGTAGAAAGTTGGTGGAAGAATGAAAGAAACTATTTTATATATTTCAAAATCAGAACAGGATATACGAAGCTTTCTGAAATATCTTCAATCAAAGCTAAAAGCAGAGCAAAGGGAATGTACCCTAGATGAAAAACACAATATTTTAATAGTGCCAAAATATTACGATATTGTCGGAAAGAGTATTCATGGGAACATGCTTGGTGTAGGCTATGGATATTGCAAATATTATTGTTTTTCGAGAATGTGTGATAGAAATAAATATAGCAATGCAGAAAATGAAAGACTTAAAGAAATTCTTATGCACACAAGAGAGGGTGCGGAGAGAATATCGGGGCTTGATATTTTATGTATGCTAGGGTTGGTTTAAAAGGCGGTGGAAGAATGAAACATCAAAAAGAATGGCACACTTGCGACAGGTGCGGAAAAGAAATAATACGATACGATGAAAAATATGCATATATCAAAACGAGAGAGATAAAACCTCTTTACGAAAAAAGCATATGTACAGCCGAAGATTTAGCAAAGGAAGTGTTTCCAATGGCTATATGGAGAGATGATATGCAATACGATTTATGTCCTAAGTGTAGGAAAGAGTTCAAGAGGTTTATGAAAAATGGAGCATGAAAGAAAATGGTGCACTTGTGATAGATGCGGAAAAGAGATAAAAGTAGGGCTGTTGGCTACAAACTCAATCACGAGAAACGGCATATTAAATATAACATACGACTTATGTAATGAGTGCATGGAAGAATTTGAGGAGTTTATGAGAAATGAAACTGATAGTCGGAAATAGCGTATATGAAATGAAGGCAGAACAATTAAAAGCTGTTTTATATGTTGCAAGTAAACAGGTTCCATTTGGGATTTATGCGGTCAGCAAAAAAGGCATGGCTATTCTTTTGAAGGAGACCTATTCCACTAATGAGGAGCTGAAAAAGGCTGTTTCTGATTATGCAACGAAAGGATTTAAGGTGTATTACAATGAGCATGGCAGAAGTAATTAAATCAATAGAGCGTGAAACGTTTAGAGAAGCACAATCGCGCGAAATAGGCGGTAGAAATGGTGAGTCTATAGATTGTTCCACTTTAGAAGATGAACCTGTTATTGAGGCAGATAACGAGGCAGACAGACAAGCATTGAGAGTAGCACTATCACAGAAATTTTGCGGTGACATATCCGGTGGCTATTTAACAAAGACACCATGTATAAGCAAAGATGATTCAATTCCAGAATGGCTTAGAAAAAATGTCGAAAAGAAATTGAGAGATTGCTTTAAGGGGCGATAATTGATGGAATTTCAGTACAGAAAAATGGTACAGGAGATAGCTGATGAAGCATTAGACAATGTTACAATCAACAATATTCCGTTTCGTGAATGGATTGATAATGTGAATAATGCTTATACAAATAAAACATGCAATCTAGCTTCTTGCCGATACAATGCAGATGGTAAATGTACCAATCAAGAAAAAAGAGAAGAATGTGTCGAAGTGTCAGAAAGGGTGTTGTGCATAAATGAAGAAAACAAGAAGTAAAATAATCATTAAAACAAGAGCTGGCGGTTACACAAAGATTTATGCCAATGGGAAATGGCGGAAGAAAGTATGTGTCATTGATTATCATGCAGAATGCAGTAGCCAAGACGGTATAAAGGTTACTTGCGAATTTGATAGACTGAAAACTGATAAAAATGGCTCAGTTATTTACGATGAAGCTAAAAAAGATTTTGCAAAAGAACACATAGTTGCAAGAATTTAGGGGGCAAGGTTATGAAAATAACTGAAATGAACAACTGCATTGAAGAAATGCGTAAATGTTACAAGTTTGATGATGATAAAACGGAAATAACGCTTGGAGATGCGACAAGCAGTTCTGCAAGATGTGTAAATGTATACACAAATGATGAAAACGGAACACGAATTGAAATGACAAGATATGTAAATAAGCTAAACAGGGAGTGAGATTATGGAGTATCTAAGCACAATGCTTTGTAGTGGATACAGCCACGAACTAAAACCTTGTGAGCATATAATGAACTGCGACCTTTGTACCGGTCCCTTTGTTGATACGAATGGAAATGAACAATATGTATGCGGTCCGGGAGCTATGAATTTTAAATGCAAGAGAGACAATCCTCATTGGAAACCATTAACAAAGCAACAATTCATTGAATTGTATAATAAAATGCCTATTGGCGGAGGAAGAGAAAATATCGAAGAATTTCTTGAAAGAGCAATAATTGATGGAATTGTGGAGGATGAAAATGTTAATAGTCGCATTACAAGATGATATAGATAACTTATATGCCATATGGAATACAGCTACAGACCGATTTTTAGGCGTAAACCTAACAAGAGACTGGGCAATGGATACGATAATACAATATAAGCATTGTTCTATAGCAGAAGCTAATTCAAGGCTAGACAATCCACAGCCTTTTAAAGATATTGCTAAGCGCTTATGCGAAGAGCTTAATCGTGACGATACCAAAGTTGAAAATGCAATCCAATACTTAAAGTACATATCGTGGAAAATAGGTACTGTTAGTGCTGAATGTCTTTCGGAAAAGGACGGACAAAAAATGAGAGAGTACATAAATGTACTTGAAAGTAGGATTGATGAATTAGAACGATAATTGATGGAGCTGTTGAGGAGGGCAAAGATGAATAAACCTAGATTTCTTTTTGGAGATATTGTTGTTGTAAACAAGTCGGACATAGGAGTTATCTGTAAAACGTGGGAAAAATCAGACGGAAAATACGAATACGAAGTTTATGTAAGGCTTGCAAACAGTATAATTACATTCGCAGAAGAAGATATTGACAGGTATAGAGTGAGACATAAATATCTTAGCGAAGAGGAAATGGAATGGCAGTGGAATTAAATGGCTGATTATCAGCAGAAAAGAGATTTTATGAAAAAATTTTTTAAAACCATTATTCCCATTATTGTTATTGTTGTTGCACTGATATTATTTTTAAATTGGGCTAATAAAACCGAAAAATACGAATGTGAAATAGAAGAGATACAAAGTGGGATTTATGCTAGATACCAAAGTACAGCTTCATCTACTCCCGCTTACAACTATGAGATAATTACAGTTTGCATAAATGGACAACTGATAACCTACGAGGGAAGCGTTGAATTTATTTTTGTAGAAAATGACAACAAAATCAAAGTCACAGAAAGACCTAATATAGTTCACAGCGATAAAGTCATTGTCTATACTTCAAAAGACAGTGTTGAATACCTAGGAACTGTAGGAATTGGCAAATAAAAATTTTACCGACTACGGACTAATTGTAGTTGCTGACCTTAGAAAGATAAAGGTTGATAAAACACAGAAAAGGAGACGGAGAGCATGAAGAAGTTATTTGTAAGTGTGCCGATGAAAGGCAGAACAGAGGAAGAAATCAAAGCTAGTATTCAGAAGATGAAAAAGATTGCTGAAATATACGAGGGCGAGGAATTAGAGCTTATCGACAGCTACATTGAGGATAACCCACCTAAAGATAGCAAAGAAGCTGTATGGTATTTAGGTGAAAGCCTTAAGAAGCTGGCACAGGCTGATGTATTCATTGGAATAAACGATGCTTGGGATTGGAATGGATGTTACATTGAAAATGATGTTGCTTCAAGATATGGAATTAAAAACTATCATATTCCGGCGCAGTATGTAATTAATGACTATAATTCACTTTGTAATAAATTACACATGTCTGTTTGCAATGAAGCAATGCCAGCAATCTAACAAAATTTTACCGGCCAACAAATAGTTAGTCATTACATTACTTTACTTTAAGGAGTGAATACATGGAGTACCAAGGCACAATTAAGGAAATGGAAAAAGGAATAACAAGACTTCGAAAAGAATTAGACGAAGCCAAGTCAGGAATAAAAGCATCACAGAACGGGTTACTTATTTGCGATGATACGATGAAAATAGATATTCTTGGAACAGAATATAAAGTAGTACAAGGCTCTCAAACAACGTTTCCGGAGCTTGCGGATGTCGATGGCTATACAGATACATCAACTAAGACAATAGTTGTTGATGATATGAAAAGCATAATTAACGAAAAAGGAATGAAGAAAAACCTTGAAGAGCATAAAAAAGCTATTATGCGACATGAAGTAATTCATGCATTTTTATTTGAGAGCGGACTTGCGGAAAATTCAAACGCTTCGGACGCATGGGCGGTGAATGAGGAAATGGTTGACTGGCTTGCAATTCAAGCCCCGAAAATCTTTTCTACGTTCAATAAAATGAATATTTTGTAAACATGCATTACCGGCTACAGATTGATTGTAGTCGCTACCCTAAAACAGTTATAGGCAGAGGTCTATAAGCACCTTTGCTTTTTAAAAGTGGAGGTGCTTTTCTTATGGCTAGTCAGAGCCTTATTTCCACAGTTGATAGTTATGAAAATTACATAGAGAGAAATGAAATTGATATTCCGTTCATCAATGCTTATGTAAACGCTTGTAACGTAGCCGTAAATGGTGAGAAAGACATTGAATATGGACTACAGCTTACTAAGAGAGTAAAAAAACTTATAGAGGATTTTTGCATGGCAAAAACAGGTGGTACGATTTGGGAATTGGATTATTACCATTTCAAACATGAGACCACACCATATAACTTAGTTAATTACTATTTTGATTTATTTCTGATAGAAGCTCACTATAAGTTTGAGAGCTTTATGATTTACATGGAAAAAAATCGTCCACCATGGGAAAGATTTTATTTGCCGAGAAGAAATCCGTTAAGCGAAGTCGCACAACTCATTCAAGATTTGTACGATGACAAACTTGATGAGGGCATGGTGTTTTGCCCCGGACGTATCGGAAAGACTCAAATCGTTAAAATGGGTAATTTGTGGTTTGGCTCAAACAGACCCGAGAGGTCAAATCTATATTCGGCATATTCTGACAAAATAACCGGAGGATTTTACGATGGTACGTTAGAAATGGTAAATGACCCAACGTACACCTACAAAGATATTTACCCTAAAATTGTAGAGAAAAAAGCTATTACAGACGGAAAAGACCTTACAATAGACTTCTTGCGTAAAAAAACATACCCGACATTTACCATGCGTTCTATATACGGAACACTGAACGGAGCGTGTGACTGTGACGGCTTGGGAGTATATGACGATTTATTTAGTGGTATTGATGAAGCATTAAGCGAGGACAGACAGGCTACAGTTTGGGGAAAGTTTGATAATAACTTTATGCCGAGAATTAAGCCCGGCAAAGCAAAGCTGTTAGGAATAGGCACGAGATGGGCACCAAGAGATGTACAAGGGCGCAGGCTTGAATTGCTTGCAAATAATCCTGAATATAAAAACATACGTCATAGAGAGGTTATAATTCCGGCACTCAACGAAAACAATGAGAGCAATTTTGATTATCCCTACAAATTGGGATATTCCACATTAGATTATAAGCGCAGAATGGCTTCATTTGAAGATAATGACGATATGGCTTCATGGTTCGCCCAATATCAGCAAGAGCCGATAGAAAGAAAAGGTCAGATGTTCAATATTGATAACATGAACTTTTTTGACCCGGCAGAGATTGAGGGGATAAGACCTGATAGAATTTTTTCAGCAAACGACCCGGCATATGGCGGTGGAGACTTTGTATCAATGCCGATTTGCTATGAGATTGAAAAGGAATACTATATCGTGGATGTTGTGTATAACGATGGCGATAAGGATATAACAATTCCCGAAGTAACAAGTAGGATGGAAAGCCACTTAGATAAATTCCCAAATAAAACAGCAGAGGTACATTTTGAGGAAACAAAAACAACATCTGCCTATCGTTTGGAGTGCGAGAAAGTATGGAAGAAAGATTGCTACCCGATATTGACAAGCCATGACCCGGCAGATAACAAAACTGCAAAAATGGACAGAATTAAAAATCATGCGCCGGATATAAGAAAACTGCATTTCATAAAACTTGAAAGACAAACTAAGGAATACAAGAAATATTTTCAAAACGTTCTTTCTTGCACATATGAGGGAAAAATGAAACATGATGATGGTGTGGATTCTACAGCGCAGTTGTGCGATATGATTTTTAGGGAAAAGCGGATAGCAAAGGTTGAAGCAGTACACAATCCGTTCAGAGGAGGGCTTTATTAATGACAAAGGAAGTTTTATCACAGTATTCAGACTTACAAGAGGAAATCAAAGAGGTTAGAAAGAAAATTGCTAAATTGCGAGATGACCTTGAAAAGATAGAAAGCGGAGAAAGCGTGATTGACACTGTGTCAGGAGGCATGGGTGGCACACAGCACTTCAAAATCGAGGGCGTGCCATACCCTGAATACGGACGCAAGCGCACGTTATTGTACTCAAGAATGACTACATTACAGCTTTTACAAGATGATTTGCTTGAAAAGACAAACGATGTAGAGGAATTTATAGCAAGCCTTGATGATAGCAGAATGAGAAGAATAATTAATTTTAGATTTTTGGAAAATAAATCATGGTTACAGACGGCATATGCGCTTGGCGGTAAAGCCACAGCAGATAGCGTAAGAATGGAGTTTGAAAGATTTTTTAAGAAAATGTAAGTTTGTTCGTTCGGTTCGCTTAGAATGTGATAATGTGTAAGATGAAAAAAATGTAATTCGTTCATTGCGAAAATCTCTTTAAGAAACGGCACTCACAGATTGTGGGTGCTATTTTTTGTGAAACGAGGACAACATGAATAATCAGAATATTGTACCAACAGGAAAACGAAGTGTAATGTGCCCTCGTTGCGGAAAGCTATTAACGTGGGTAAATAAAAATGATAAGAAGCACCACAAAGTAATGTGTACGCACTGCCGTAAATGGATATGGTTTTGGGCTGGCACACAAGAATTTCAGATAAAAGAGGTTCCACAGAGAACTTCTGCAAGTGGCATGAGGTTTTATTGATGTATAGATATGCTCATAAAAACGTAAGACCTTTTTCGGCTGTTTGCCAAAATAATTACGGCAGACAAGTTATTTTCACACGTAAAAGGCAAATCACAAAAAACAACATAATCGAAGAACTGAATAAAGCACTTGTAATTCACGAGCAAAATGCTATTGAGATTGAGTATCTTGACAGATACTATCGTGGTGACCAACCGATTTTGTACCGGCAGAAAGTGAACCGCCCGGAAATCAATAACAAGATTGCCGTAAATCTTGCATATGAGCTTGTTGAGCGTAAGACCGCAGAGATGTGCGCCGAGCCAATCCAATACGTGCTACGTGGCACTGATAACCATAAGTCGGAAGAAATCACACAGCTTAACATTACAATGGATTCAGAAAGCAAACAGGAGTGTGACATAGACATACATCGTTGGAGAAGCATATGCGGTACCGGCTACAGATTCATCGGTAACGATGATGGACAAGGACAGTTGCTTGATGAAAGTGATTTTTATTTATCGTCTGAAAATCCAATGTATACCTTTGTAGCATACTACTCAAACGGACGTCCGGCATTCTCTTGTCAAATCGGAGAGGATGAGAACGGAGCAAATATTTATTATGTGTTCACCGACAATGAGTGGTTTGATATTCGCAACGACAAGATTTATGCAAGCGGAACAAACGGCAATAGAGCAATTCCGGTGATTGAATATCCAAACAATGCAAGACGATTATCTGATATTGAAATGACTATTGCAATCACAGACGCTATCAACGTGCTTACATCGGACAGAATTAATGGTGTCGAGCAGTTTGTGTCTGCATGGGTGAAATTCGTTAATTGCGAGATTGACATAGATACATTCAGAAAAATGCGACAAGAGGGAGCACTGGTAGTTAAATCTAACAATGGTTCAGACAACAAGGCTGATGTTGATGTAATGACGAGCGAACTTAATCAGACAGAGGGACAGGTGGTATTTACTGACCTTTTTGAAAGATTTTTAAGTATTCAAGGCCTTGCAAATCGTCAGGGCAACACAGGCGGTGATACCGGCTCGGCTGTAGAACTGCGAAACGGACATTATGATGCCGGACTTAGGACGGCTATTAATGAGCCTATCCTCAAGAAATCAGAGAGAATGGCACTTAGGCTTATTCTTAACAGGCTGAGAATTAATAAGGGCTTTACGCTTATGCCTAGCGATGTTGAGATACACATTAATCATAATAAGCTAGATAACATGCTTGTTAAAGCAGAGGTGCTTGAAATATTACTTAGGTGCGGTATCAATTACAAAAGAGCTGTCAAAACGATTGACATGTTTAGTGACCCTGAACAAGTCACTCTTGAAAGTGCTAAGCGCATGGAAATGTTATTCCCGGAAGAACAGCCGACAACAGCTACACCTAACAATAATAACAATGATAAGAACAATGGAAAGACAGCCGATGAATAATTGGCTGTCGATTTATTTTGGAGCTTGATATGGCAGATGAAATCCACGCACTTAACAAAAATGAAATACAAGACATAGATTATGATACATATTTTGGTGAGATGGATTTATCTGACGAGGAAAAGGAAGATAGAAAAAAACTTGCTGAAAAGTTTGAAAAAATCTTTGTTATGCTATTTGCTTTGCTATCCGGCAAGGAAGAAACAGAGATAACCACTATCACTAAAGAATTTATCATCAGATATGAGAGCATTGCCACGCAGTATTGTAAGGCAAAGAAAACACCCTCATATATTACGGATTATGCCCGGTATATTGTGAATGAGGTGGTTGACGCTACTGAACAAAATATTGAAGTGGAGTATTTTACTTCACAAAAACGAGCAAAAAATGTAGCTGCAAATGAAGCTAATGCAGTCGGCAATTACAGATTACAAACTGAAATGGTGAAACAAGGTTACAAAACAAAAGAGTGGCGCTCAAAAGAAGATTCACATGTCAGACCTACACATGCAGAAGTTGACAGAAAGAGAATTGATATTTTTGAGCCATTTGAAGTTGGAAATTCACTGATGATGTTTCCAAAAGACCATTCGCTAGGCGCAGAGGTAAAAGAGATTTCTAACTGCCGGTGCAGTGTTAAATATTACAAATAATGAGCAACTTGTAAGGAATACTTATAGGTTGCTTTTTATTATACAAAAATTTGCAGTTGTGCGTTAAACAACAGAAAAACTCGGCTGGTGCGACCAGCGATAACAAAAGCGTGAGTTACGGAGGTAATGAAATGACAAGAAATGATGTTTTGAAACTTTTTCCCGATGCAACGGACGAGCAGATAACAAATTTGCTTAACAAGAGCGGCGAGGAAATGGCAAGAGAGAAAGAGAAAGCCAATCAGTACAAGGCTAAAGCCGACAAAGCCGACGAGCTACAGACACAGCTTGACGAGCTACAGGCTGGCAACATGACGGAGCTTGAGAAGGCAAATAAAGCCTTAGAGACAGCCAATCAGCAGATTGCCAAGCTACAGAAAGATAACGCTGTCAGAGACTTGCGTGAGAAGGCTATGTCAGATTTTGGAATTACAGCAGAACAGGTAAAGACAGTAGTAAAAGAGGATGGCTCTTTTGACACAACATCACTTGGCAAGATTATTTCCGACATGAAAGCCAATGTAATAGCGGAGTATGAGAAAAATGCACTTAACAATACTCCTAATCCAAGCAATGGCGGTAACAATAATGAACCCGACTCAAAGCCGGCAGATGTAGCCAATGCAGAACAAATCTCATTCGGTACAGTTGCAAGTGCTGAAAGTCAAAACAGCTATGTAATTTAAAACAGGAGGTAGAACGATGGGAAAGCCAATCGTAAGAGACTTTACACAGGGTAAAGGAATTTTAAAATTTTTCCCTTATGAGGGTGCAGCGTGCCTTGTACCACAGACAATGAAAACAAGTGCAGACGAAAACGGAATGAAGATTGTACCGGCCGGTACACCATTCCCAAGCAATGATGCAGAGTGCAAGGGCTATCTGTTACACGATGTAGATGTAACAATGGGTGACGCGCCTGGAACATATGTATATCAAGGAACTATTGATTGGGATAAAGTTAAGTCACTTTCAATCGCAGACGCAGCTAGAACTGCAACACCTAGAGTTACTTTCTATGGTGCGCCAAAGATTGTAGCAAGTCAGGTTTAAAAGGAGGTAGAAGAACATGGCATTACCATTAGCAGAAGCATTTACAGCGAGAAGCCTCGGTGTAATGTGGGATAACTACAAAAAGACATTAGGAACTGCCCCTTATCTTGGCAGACAAAAATTCGGAACACGTAAACAGGACTCACTCGACCTTAGATTTATCAAGGGTAAGAACGGACTGCCGGTATCACTCAAAGCTTCAAACTTTGACGCACAGGCAGAGTTAAGAGATGTTGGAGGTTTCTCTGACATTCAGAACTCAATGCCATTTTATCGTGAGGGATATATGGTAACAGAGAAAGAGGAACAGGAGTACGACAATTACAGAACTTCTGAAAACTCAAGTCTTGCCAATAACGTATTACGTGAAATTTCAAAGAAACCAATGATGTTAATTGAGGGTGCATTAGTTGTACCGGAGAGACAGATTTGGCAGTTACTTGCACCTACAGATGGCGTGCCAAAGGTAAAGGTTGTACTTGGCGATAAGAACTACGTCGTTGATTACACAGCCGACAATGGCGCAGAGCATAAGGAAAAGCACTTTAAGTCAATTACCGGCACAAGCGCATGGGATAAGCCTACCACATGTGCACCACTTGATGACCTTATCACAGCTCGTAGAGACTTTGCAAAGGCTACAGGCTACTCACTTACTCGTTTCACCATGAATACAGAGACTTGGGAAATGGTGCTTAAGGCAGAGGACACAAAGAAGCAGGTACTCGGTATCACTGCTTACAACGGCGGTATCAGATTACAGCAAGGACAGGTTACTGAATACCTTAGAGGATATGGTATCGAGATTGAGGTATACGATAAGCTCTATGTTGATGAGGCAGGACAGACACAGTACTTTGTACCAACAGGCATTGTATCTGCGCAGTCTGCCGGAGTATTCCTTGGCGATTACACGTTTGGTAAGACTCCAGAGGAAAGAAGCGGAAGTATCACAGACGGAAACCTCTCACTTGTTGAGACAGGTGTATCTGTATACACATACGCTACAAATCATCCTATCAATACTCACTGTATCGTATCTATGATTGGATTACCTACATTCGAGGGTATGGATAGCGTTATGGTTCTCAAAGTTAAGGAGGATTAAGGCTTATGATAGCAACGCACTCTATAAAGCATGATGGAGTGTGGTATAAAGTCGGAGACGAGGTACCGGAAAGCAATAGCAATTCGGTACCTTCTGATTTTATGAACCCACCTGAAACACCATACACAAAGACAGAAATTAACAGAATGTCAACAGCCGACCTAAAGAAGCTTGCGAGCGAAAATGGTATTGAAAATGCCACAGAAATAAATGGCAGCGACTTGAAGAAAATGTTAATTGAAAAGTTTGGATTATAAGGAGCTTGGCATGGAATACACCACATTGGAGCAAGTCAAAATCAGACTTAAACAATTTCATATTGATACAGTCACGAATGATGATGAAACAACATCTGATGTGGTTGTATTCGATAAAAAGGAAGATAACCCACTCATTGAACAACTCATTAAGCAAGCTACGGAAGATGTGAAAGCAAAAAGGTGCTATCCGGACACTTTCACTGATGATGATGTAACTGCCGATTTAAAGCAGTTTGAGAACGTTATTATCAATCTTGCTGTCTACGACCATTCACAAGCCGGTGAGAACTACATGAGCGCATTAAGTGAGGGCGGAGTGAGCCGTACATGGAAAGACAGAGATAAGCTGTTTGTCGGAGTTTTTCCTTTTGTCAAAGTGCTATAAGCAAAAGAAGATTGTGCGTTACCATTTTACTGATGTCGGTAAAGTGGTAGCAGGCGGTACACATTAAGTGGTGGTGGGCGGTGTGCCAAAATTATACGAAAGGCGGTATATCAATGCCAATAGCAGTAATTATAAGCATCGTATCAGTTGCTTTTTCCGTCTTTTTTGGGCTGTTTACTTTAGCTTTTAACCTAAAGAATAACAAAAAGTCCGATAATTCAGAGCTTACGGAACGTGTTCGGGAGAACACAAAGATAAACATAAAGCTTGACACTATATCAAGCAACACAACCGAGATAAAAAACGAGGTATTGGAAATGAGAAAAGAAATCAACTCTCACGATAACCGAATTGTTAAGGTTGAGGAGAGCGTTAAGTCGGCTCATCACAGAATAGATGGGCTTGAAGCAAGAATTAACAATGATAAGGAGGACTAAGACATGGACTTTACACAAGTACCTACAGTAGTTGCTATTATGGTGATTACTTATTTAATCGGATATGCTTCAAAGCAGATACCACAGGTTAAAGATAATGTTATTCCTATTATCGTAGGTGTAGCCGGTGGAATACTCGGTGTTGTTGGAATGTTTGTAATTCCCGGTTATCCGGCAGACAACATTCTTGATGCAATAGCAGTTGGCATTGTGTCGGGCATGGCAAGTACCGGTGTTAATCAGATTTACAAGCAGATAAAGAAAAATGCTTGACATTAATAAACAGGCCATGAAATACGCGCTTCAAGGTCAAACAATCACAGCCTACGAAAAAGACGAGGACGGAAATCTAAAGTTTTATGAGACGGAGGACGGAGAGAAGATATACTACACCCACGAGGAAACAGGCTTTTCAGAGCCGGTTGATTTTCGGGCGAATATATCATTTGACGGAGGAGAAGCGCAGAACAAGGAATATGGCTTTAATACGGCTGATTTTGACGCTGTTTTGCTGACAGACAAGGGAATGTACCCCTTTAAAAAGGGAGACGTTATTTGGCTCGATAGCGAGCCTACAAAGAACGAAAACGGATTAGTTGATTCAACTTCCGCAGATTTTACAATAGTGGGAGTCAAGCCCTCTCTCTATTCAGTTAAATACATGTTGAAAGCAGTTGTGAAAGAGGTGTAATTGTGAAGATTGACGTTTCTTTGACAGAAAAATCTATACAAGATGCGATAGACAAGCTTGAAAGATACAAAGACCGCTTACAAGACAAGTGTATAGCGTTTGTCGCAGAGCTTGCTAGTAATGGCATAGCCGTAGCACAAGCGAATACAGGCAATTTCGGACACTATATCACGTTTAGTTACGAAATTAAAGATACAACAGACGGCTGTACGGCTATTGTGCTTGCCACTGAAACAGGGCAGATACAAAGCACATGGCAGACGGCTGACGGACTCAAAACAGTTGATGTGTCGCCTTTACTTATGGCTGAATACGGCTCGGGCTGGAGAGCTAAGCCGCACTTCAATGACACAAGAGGCGGTCAGGGAACTTTCCCGGGGCAGACACACGCATTCGATAGTGAGGGCTGGTATTGGAGAGACGAAAGTGGAGAATTACACCATTCATACGGCATTACACCTACAATGCCGATGTATCACGCATTTTTAAAAATGGAAAACGACATTATGAGAACGGCACGGAAAAATTTTAGTTGAGGTGAGATAAAGTGGCGAGTCAAAATCAATGGGCTTATGACCTTGAAGACCTTACATATGCGATTATGAAAACCCGATGTGAGAAAAAATTGAAAACTAAATATCCCAAGCTAAAATTTACACAAGAGGAACAGTCGGACAGTGCTGCGGCTAGTTTCCCGACAGTGCTAGTTCAAGCACTCGAACCTATTGAACAGAACGAGGATTTAGAGGGCAGAAGAACAAATACAGTGTTATTTACGGCACAAGTAACTGTTACAACGAATAAAAGCCGTTCAGAAGCTTTGAATGTGGCGCAGACAGTGGCTGATGAATACAAAGCTATGTCATTCGCATTGAAACCGGCCCCATTCGCTAGAAAAAACGGCAAATTATGGACAGCAACATTACGTGCTAGGCGGTCATTCGACTGGAACGATAGATTATAAGAGCCTTTTGGCTCTTATTTTTTTATGAAAAATTAGGAGGTAATACAAATGGCAACAGGTTTAAAAAGTAGAATTGCTTACAAGACACCAACCGCATCCGCCACAAGTGGCGATTACTGGGCTGGAACTTACAAGCTCTTACTTAGAGCAAAATCAATTCCCTCACCATTCGGTTCACAGAACATGGTAGATACTTCAACTCTTGAGGATTTAGTAGAGACACAGGAAATGGGCAGACGTTCAGCCGGCTCTATGGAAGTTGAGGGAGCTTTCGAGAAGAAGTACAAGGATGAGATGGTAACTAACGAGGGTAAGAAGCTCGATTTCATCATTCTCTATGGTACAGATGGAAAAGGTTCAGAGGGTATCTGCGCTTTTATTGGACAAGAGTCATTCGCCCCAGGTGAGGCTTCTGATGACCACTTAACAGGAACTGCGACTGTATCAGTTCAGACAGTGCCTAAGTGGATTGAGGATAACTACGATGTTGCGGTAACAGAGGATGACCAAGGCTACCCAACAGCAATCACACTCACAAAAAAAGGGTGAGCCAATCGGAAAAAGCCGTAGCGGTTGGCTATGATGATAGCACGGCTGACAGCGAACTTGAAGAAACAATATAGTAAGGTAATTGAGGCAGTTTTAATACTGCCTCTTTCCCTATATAAATTAGGGAGAAAGGGAAAGATAAAATGAAAATTAAATTAAACGGAAAAGAATACACAGTTAAATTCGGATATGCACCGGTATATAAGAATAAAATTATCCCAAGGCTCGTAGGGATGGGGCAACAGGGCGAGGGACTTGAAGCCGTTGACAACATGCTTGGATTTTTACCAGAGTTTTTGCTCGTGGGCTTGCAAAAGTTTCACGCTGACGAATTTGGCTTTGATTTTGACGATAAAGAAGCAAAAGAGAAGCAATTGGTAAAGATGTATGATTTGCTTGACGACTACCTTGACCCGGAGAATGAAGAGGGTGGAGATATAATGTCACTCTACAACGACTTGTCAGCTGAAATGGAGAAAAACAGTTTTTTATCAAAGATGCTGGCGAGAGAGGCGCAGACAGCCAAGAAGAAACCAATCAAGAAGTAAAAGAGCTTACATGGGAAGTATATTGCAACGAAATCCGCCCATATTGGCTGTTAGCAACTAAAGGCTATGGATTTAGCGTTGAGGACATAGACATGTCTTGCCCGGCTGATTTAGAGCCTTATTCAAAGGCTTATACGCTTGCACAAAAAGAAGCCGACTCCAACATGTGGGCTTGGTGGGGCACATACGGATTGAGCGCAACTCTTACAGCTATCGACAGAGCTTTGAATAGCAACAAAGCAAGGGCAAAATACATTGAAAAATCATTAAATGAGCAATACTCAAAAGATAACGAGCCTAAATACAAGGAGTCTAATGAGGAAATTGCCGTGTATGAAATGAAGCAACGAATTAACGCATTAAGACAGTCGGGATTACCTGAAAGTCCTGATTAATGAGGTGAAAATATGGCATATAAAGGAATTGACGTATCGTCATATCAAGGAAATGTTGATTGGAGTAAGGTTAAGTGGGCTGGAGTACAGTTTGCAATCCTTAAAATAATCCGCAAAGACCTTAATCCGGATAAAACCTTTGAGCAAAATTGGAAAGGCTGTACTGATGTAGGAATGCCAATACAAGGTGTTTACAACTACTCATACGCTACAACAGTAGATAAGGCAAAGACGGACGCACAGAGAGTGATTGAGGTACTTGCCGGAAGAAAAACCTTTGTTTGGTTAGATGTTGAGGATAAGTGCCAGCAAGGACTCGGACAGACACTTATTGATATTATCAACACATATCAAAGTGTTATCAAGAGTGCCGGGCTTAACTTTGGTGTATACACAGGGCTTAGCTTTTACAATCAGTATATTGCGCCATACGCAAATCAGATTAATTGTCCGTTTTGGATTGCACGCTATCCATCAACTAAGGGAATGTCTATTGGTGATGAGCCTAATAGCGCAAAGAAGCCTGTTATACAACATCCACTGTATGGTTGGCAGTATTCGAGCGCATTTACTTGTAGCGGTCTGAATAACAGCACTGACGCTAACTTACTCTATATTGAGCTTGACAAGGGTGATGGAATAGAGAATAATCCGGCACCAATAGCAACTCCGACACCAGCAGCAACTCCGGTAAAGAATAACGCTTGGAAAGGCAATGAGGAATATTACCTCGATAATGATGATGTAAGAAAATGGCAGCACGCTATGAATGTAGGCTTCGACCTCAAAGGAGCTGATGTACTGAAAGAAGATGGTAAATTTGGAGCCAACTCGCAGGCATTCGCAAAAAACCACAATCTGTGGAGTGGTCAGAAACATTACTGCCCGACAGCCATTAAGTGGTTGAGAAAAACTCTGCATGACAAGTATCATTTTTACAAACTTGATATTGGTTACAAAGAGTGGAGCGACTATCTCACTAAATGTGTCATGGTATTTCAAAAGAATAGAGGTCTTAAGCAAGATGGCTATGTTGGATTGATTACAACATACTATTTGCTCAAAGGTTAAATACATGAGAGCTACTTTAGGGTAGCTCTTTTTTATTACAGGGAGGTGAGAAAATGGCAGAGAGCATTGAGCTTCAAATCAAGTCGGACGCACAGCAAGCGACTAGAGCCATAGGCAATTTACAAGCTAAGTTGCAAGGTCTTGGAGATACTCTCAATTCCCTCAATGGTGCAAGCATAAGCAATTTTGCAAGCGGAATGTCGCAACTTGCAACATCACTTAGAAGTGTGAGCAGTATTGACACTCGTACTTTTAGCAAGATTGCAACCAACATGGAGAAGCTCGGCAACCTTGATACCGCAAGGCTTGTCAGCTCAGCAAGTGCTTTAAAGAGCATGGCAACAGAATTATCGGGCTTTGCGAATATATCAAAGCAATCAGCAGAGATTACACAGCTAACAGCTTCAATCTCAAAGCTCGGTTCGAAATCAGCTAGTTATGCTGCGGACAACATAAGAAACCTTGGCAGCGCCTTGAAAGAGGTAATGACAACATTATCTAACACACCGAGAGTCAGCAATAACATAATTCAAATGACTAATGCACTTGCTAATCTGTCGCAGCAAGGCGCAAAAGTTGGTTCGGCTAGTAGGTCGCTCATAACAGGCTTTTCAAACACAACTAAGTCAATTAAGAGTACAAGAAGTGGATTCAGGGGCTTAGCTTCAACTATCGGTAAGTTTTATGCAACTTATTGGATGGTTATGCGAGCTGTAGGAAAAATAGGCAGTGCAGTTGATTTAGCAAGCCAACTAACCGAGGTTCAAAACGTAGTAGATACCACGTTTGGTGACATGGCAAGCAAAGTTGATGATTTTACAAAAACATCAATTCAAGACTTCGGAATGTCAGAGCTGACAGTTAAGCAAATATCAAGCCGTTTCCAAGCGTTAGGTACCTCTATAGGCATTTCATCAGAGCAAGTGGCAAATGGTACGGCAGTGGCAAATAAAGCTCTTATGAGCCAAAATAACACGCTATACAAGACTACAGACAGTATGGCTGATATGTCGCTTAATCTTACAAGATTAGCTGGCGATATGGCTTCATTTTATGATGTAGACCAAGCTGATGTTGCAAAGAGCTTACAATCCATTTTTTCGGGAACAATCGCACCATTAAGGAGATACGGACTTGATTTAACACAAGCCACACTTTCAGAGTGGGCTATGAAAAACGGACTTGACGCAAATATCAAGTCCATGACGCAAGCTGAAAAGGTATTGCTAAGATACAATTATGTCACGGCAAATACGCAAGCTGCACAAGGAGACTTCGCCAAGACAGCCGATAAACGAAACGTTAGTTTCATGTGTCGCGCAGCATAGTAATGTGCTGATGAAAAATCGAGCAAAATCGGTGAAAAACTAAGTTGATTTAAACATCAATAAGCCAATACCGAGGTAATCAATCAGATAGCGAAAGGCTGATTGACACCGTAACGCGTAGGAAGTGAATAAATATAATCTTCCCAAGAGTGCTCGACAACCATAAGACGTAGAAATGCGTCTTATTTTTGTGGTTGAAAATGTACGCTGAACTTATAGGAAACTATAAGAAGTAGAGGATAAAAAGCCTTTACGATAACAAATTGACATGGGCGAATAGTGTAAGAGTCCTTAAGCAAGAGTTCCAAGCATGGGGCAGTATCATAGGTAGCGTAGTAATCAATGCTTTAAAGCCGTTTGTCCAAGCCTTAAATAAGGTAATGCTCAAAGTTATCAGTTTCACAAGAACTGTAGCTGACGCACTCGGAGCAATCTTCGGATGGACTATCGAGATAAGCGGTCGCGGCGCCACGGCTGACGGCATGGAGGACATAGCTGACGGAGTAGGCGATATTGGCGATAACGCTGATAGTTCCAATAAGAAAGCGCAAAAACTGAAAAAGACACTACTTAGCATAGACGAGATACACGCACTTGACGATAACAGTGATAGTGGCAGTGGTGGCGGTTCAGGCAGTGGCGGTTCAGGTGGTGGCGGAGCCGGCAGCGGTGTTAATAGCTCACTGAAAAAGACCGATGGATTGCTTGAAAAATACAAATCATCAATCAAGGACCTTTACTCACTCGGAAAGTACATCGGTGACGCTCTTGCGAGTGCTATGGAGAGCATTGATTGGAAGAAGATTTATCAGAAAGCTGACAATTTCGGAAAAGGACTTGCAGATTTCCTTAACGGCTTAATCAGTCCAAGACTCTTTTATGATTTGGGTGCAACAATAGCCGGTTCGCTGAACACAGCTTTACATTTTCTTAATTCATTCGGTACAACATTCGACTGGACTAATTTTGGCTTGTCGATTGCTAACGGCATTAATGGATTTTTTGAGAATTTTGATTTTGCGTTATTAGCAAAAACTATTAACGCATGGGTACAAGGAATATACACCATGCTAACCACGGCAATTAAAAATGTGTCGTGGAAAGACGTACTCAAAGGAATTACGGACTTTTTAAGCAATTTAGACATTAAAACTGTTGAGATAATAGTTGGCACATTGCTGATAAAAAAGATAATTTCGTTAAAATTGGGTTCAGTGGCACTCGCTTTTATTGGAAAATCATTATCAAAAGCAATAGCACAGGCAATAGCTTCAAAAATTGGATTTGAGCTTGTGGAAGGAGCTGGCATTGGAACGGCAATAATGCAAGCATTTAAAACGATTTTCGCCTCATTGTCAACTAATCTTGGATTGCTCATAGAGGGATTATTTAGTGGCTTAAGCTTGGGTGATGCAATAACAGCCGCATTCGGAACAGGGGCAGTAGACCTATTAGCAACAATTGGTTCTGCTTTTTCGGCAATAGCCGGAACAATTTTATCTATTGTAAATTTTGTCAAAATGCTAAAAGACGGATTTAGCTGGGTGAATGAGATTTTAATGGTAATAGGTGTTGCATTAGCCACAATCGGAGCAATATTAGCCGGTGTGGCAGCATTGCCAGCAGTAATTGTTGGAGCAATAGTGGCAGCAGTCGCAACGATTGTTGTTGTGGTAAAAGATAATTGGAACGCAATTTGTGAACTATTTTCAACAGTTGGCGAATGGTTCAATGGAAATGTCATTAAGCCTGTAGTTTCGTTTTTTAAAGATATGTGGAAAACCATAAGTGGCTTTTTTGGCTCCTTATGGAAAGACATAGTAACTGTGTGGCAAGGAGCTTCGAAATGGTTTAGTTCCACAGTAATTGAACCGATAGTTGGCTTTTTTAAAGGCTTTGCTACACGAGCACAACAGATTTTTCAAGGTATTTGGATAATAATTCAAGCAATTTGGATAGTAGCTTCGGGGTGGTTCAATAATAATGTAATCACTCCAATTTCAAATCTGTTTAATTTTTTAAAAACGTTTATACAGACAACGATACAGACAGCAAAAGATTTTGTATTTTCAACATGGCAAGGGGCGGCAAGTTGGTTTAGCGGTACAGTAATACAACCGATTTCAAACTTTTTTAATATGTTGAAAGCTGGTATAACATCGGCACTTAGCACAGCAAAGAACTTTGTTATATCTACTTGGCAAAGCGTGGCGGGTTGGTTTAATGGCAATGTTATTTCGCCTATCACAAACTGCTTTAATATTATGAAAAACGGAATTACAAACGCGTTTAATTATGTGTGGAGTTCAATAAGAGGTGGTGTCACAGGGGCTATGAACTACGTTATTTCAAAAATAGAGAATGGTGTTAATTTTGTTGTTAGCGGAATTAACTCTTTATTAAGAGGATTTAACAAAGTTGTTTCTATGGCTGCTAAGGTGGCTGGTGCAAATTGGAACGGAGTATCGTTAGTCCCGAAAGTGCATATTCCAAGGCTTGCTAGTGGTGGAATTTTCCCAAGGGGAGAGGACGGCATGGCTTTCATCAATCACAATGAGTTAGTCGGTAAATTCTCAAATGGTAGAAATGTAGTTGCAAACAATCAACAGATTACAGAGGGAATTAAACAGGCTGTCATGGAGGGCATGGCACAAGTAATGATGAACTCTAATGCCGGTGGAAACTCTGCGCCTATCATCGAAAATGTGTTTAAGTGCGACAGTGAAACGCTCTATCGTATGACACAGGTAGGCAAAGCAAAGCATGGACAGCGATATATCGTAGCAAATGAATTTGGCTAAGACACTCACCCTTGCGTGGGTGTCTTTTTATGTGAGGTGATGTACATATGGCAATGATGTTAGTAGACGGAGCGGAATTACCTACTCCGTCAAGCTTTGAATGGGGCATGATTGATGTGTCTGCAAGCGATAGTGGACGTACGCAGGACGCTCAAATGCATAAAAACAGAATAGCGCAGAAACGACAGCTTAAATTGTCATGGAGCGGTACAGACACAGCTAGGACAGCAAAGATACTTCAAATGGTAAACCCCGAATATATCAGAGTGACATATCCTGACGCTATGAGCGGCACTGATGAAACACGTACATTCTACGTGGGCGATAGAAGCGCACCTATCAAGATATGGACTATCAACAATAAGAGGTATGAGACATTGAGTTTCGACCTCATAGAAGTATAAGGCGGTGATTAAATGCTTAACGTATCGGCTAAGTGGCAAAGAGCAGTAATGCTCGATAATAATATAAGCGTAAATTGCTTTGCCGACATAGTTACAACTAATGGTGAAAAAATCCCTGTTAGTGATAGTGAGTTGTGGGCGAATGGCTTCGAGGTCAATGACTCAACATCAAGCAATGGCACTTTCACAATCGGGACTTTGATTGCCGGAAAACTGAAAATTAAGCTGAATAACATTTACGAGGATTACAGCAAGTATGATTTTGACAAGGCAAGCGTAACAGCATATGTTTCAAAAAGTTTTTCTGACGGCACAACCGAAAAACTAAAAATCGGTGAGTATAGAGTCAGCGAGACAAGCTATGATGGCTCACTCATAACGCTTACTTGCCTTGACAATATTAACAATTTCAATCGCGAGTACGATAGCAATTTAAGCTACCCTACGACAGCATATGAGGTAGTCAGAGACGCTTGTATTAAGTGCAATGTACCTTTTACTATGGCGAGATTTGATAACTCTGATTACGTGATTAACGAGATACCGAGTGATAATCAAAAACTTACATATGGACAGGTGATAGCTTACATCTTGCAGTTAAGTGGATTATGGGGCAAATGCGGTCACGATGGTGAATTACTTATCGGTTGGTATGATATGAGCCAGTTTGAAAGCCAAAATTACAATGGTGGAACTTTTAGCACAAAAACTACACCATATTCTGACGGAGATACACTGAATGGTGGAAATTTCACCGACTATTCAAGTGGAGATAGCGTTGATGGTGGAACATTTACAGAAGCGAGAAATTACCACAATATTTACACGCAAAAGGATTTGAATGTTGCAACCGATGATGTTGTTATCACTGGGGTAAAGGTAACTGTAACCTCAAAAGAGGATAAGACAAAAGATGTTAATGCTCTTGCCGGAAAAGAGGGATATGTAGTCTCAATCTCTGATAATCCGTTTATTTCGGCAGACAAGGCACAGGCAGTTGCAAATTATATCTTAAAAAAAATCGGTGGCATGAGGTTCAGACCTCTTGACGCTACGCTCTTGTCAAGCCCACTGATTGAGAGCGGAGATGTGGCACTTGTGACAGACCGCAAGCAGAATACCTATAGCTGTTTTATTTCCAACCGAACATTTACAGTTGGAAGTGGCACTAAAATTTCGTGTGACGCTGAAAATGCTTCAAGGAATAGTGCTGATAAATTTAGTAATGAGACAAAGGCTATCGTACAGGCTAGGAAAGTTGCACAGATACAACTAAGCGTATACGACAAGCAAATGCAATTGCTGACACAGCTAATGTCTCAATCGCTCGGGCTTTTTAAGACTGAACAGAAGCAAGAGGATGGCTCGATTATTTACATCATGCACAATAAAGCCGACCTTAATTCGAGCAACATACAGTGGAAAATGACGGCTAATGGCATGGCTGTATCAAGTGACTATGGTAAAACGTGGAATGCCGGAATTGATAAAGACGGAAACGCTATTTTCAATATTATGTCTGCTATTGGCATTAATTTTGACTGGGCGCATGGTGGCACGCTCACTTTAGGCGGTGAGAATAACACAAACGGCAAGCAGTATGTCAAAGACGCAAACGGAAAAATTCTGATTACACTTGACAACAAGGGCATTACGCTTGCTGACGGAGTTAATATCTCATGGAATAATATCTCTAATCAGCCGACAATTCCAAACAAAACGAGTCAGCTCGCAAACGACAGCGACTACGCCACGACAGGACAGATACCAACAGACAATAATCAGCTTAACAATGGAGCCGGATATATCAATTCGGATACCGCAACGCAAATTACAAAAGACACTGTGACTACAAGCTATGTAAATGCACTTAGTGTTAAGGCCGGTTCAGTTGACGCGGAGGACATCACAGGAACAACAATTACCGGCAAGAATATTGTTGGCGGAACAATTGATATTGGAAATGGAACGTTTGCAGTTGACAACGATGGAAAAGTAACCGCTTCAAATTTTAATATGTCCGGTGGAAGTATTGCACTGAACGGAAATTTAAGTAATTCAAAGATTGATTTAAAGGCTACTGACAATTCAGGAAACAATTATGAACTTTGGATGAATGGCGCAGTCTTGCGAATTGTCAAAAATGATGAGAATTTGATTACACTTTACGGAGCCACAGGCTCTATAGGTGCACAGACAATGTATGCTCAAGAGATAGGCTCTGATAAATTTAGAGAAACCGATAGAGGATATGCAATGTGTGGCAATGCAACAGGACATACATACCATTGTGACTGGGATGATACTGCTTTGTGGTTTCAAGTTGATGATGCTTGGGTATGGAGTTCGTCAGACAAACGCTTAAAAAAGAACATTAAAGCAATTAATCAAGATTATATTGATGCAGTGAGTTCAGTTGATTTATTCCAATACAATCTTAATAGGCAAGGATATTCAGACAAGCCGTTATATTTTGGAGCGATGGCACAAGATATAATCGAAAGCCTTAAAAATAAAGGACATGTCGACGAAAATCTTAATATGATTTTTCAAAACAAAGTAACATCGGATGATGATACACTGTACTACGGCATGAATTATGAGCAATTCTTAATCTTAAGACTTGCCGGAGATGAACAGAAGATCGATAAAATGCAAAAACACATAGACGAATTGGAAGATAAGTTTTCAAGATTATGTCAGAAACTAGGCATTGATGAAAGTGAGGTATAGCTTATGGCAATTCAAATGAGACGAGGGGCATACGCGGAGTTTGACCCCTCAAAAATGAAAGCTGGAGAATGGGCGGTATCGACCGACTCCGACACAAAAAAACAGCAGATATGGATGTGTTTCGCACCGGGAATAGTTAAGCGAATGGGAACTGTTGAGGATTTTAACGTTGAAATTCAAAGACTTATTCAGAGTTATCTTGACGGCATGGCAGAATCGGTAGAAAAGGCTCAAAAATCAGCGCAAACTGCGACAGAAAAAGCCGACTCGGCAAGCAATTCTGCTTCACAGGCTCAAAAATCAGCGCAAACTGCTTTACAAAAAGCGGACGAGGTTGCACAAGCTTCAGGAAAGATTGATACGGCGGTAAGTCAAGCAAACGCAGCTACAAAGGCTGCAAATGAAGCTGCGCAAAGAGCAGAACAGCAAGCCGGACTAGTCGAGCAGAAAGCAAACGGAAGAGGCATTACTTTTTCCGTGACAAGTGCTGGATTACTCAATGTAAGCAAGGAGGATTAGATATGAGCGGAATAGACATTATATCAGACACAACAGGGCAAGCGATTGTTGAGAGTATTAAAGCCCTTGGCACAAAATTAAGCGAGGGAAGAGTTATTTATGGTGTTCACATTAATGGCGCGGATAGTAACCCAAAAACTAGAGTCAGATACTTAGCAGACGCGGTAGGCATGACTCCGGCAAAGATGAATTTCACGAGCGGAACTTTTGACTACGGCTCATGGGCGAATGCCTTTTTTATGCCAAAACCATGTATGCTTAAAACGAATGGACAGGTTGACTATTACCTCAACGAGAATGACTTGACTAAAAAAATAGATGGCGGTGCGTCAGATGTAGCAAGCATTGATTACGATGGAAATGCTATGATGGAATGGGGCAATGGCACAGACATTATATGGTGGAAAATTGAACCCGACAAAGGCAATCCAAACAGTGCAAGCCTTTATGTTGCCAACTACCAAGCTGATAAAGATTTTAAAAATCTGAATTTCATTGATATTAATGGTAATGAAAAATCTCATTTTTACACGCCAATTTATAATGGCTCACTTGACAGTAACAATAAGCTACGCTCAATAAGCGGTCAAACAGTTATTAAATCGAAAACAGCCAGCCAAGAAATGACATATGCAAGAGCTAATGGTACGGGCTACGAAATCGAGCAGTACGTTGACAGACTCTTGATTAATATCTTACTTATCATCATGGGAAAATCTACCGACACACAAGATGTATTCGGTCGAGGCATGAGCGAAAATGCCAGTGATGAAAACTTGTTACTTAAGACCGGCACAATGAATGGCAAAGGCTTATTTTGGGGCGAAAATGCTGGAAAAGCCGGAGTTAAAATATTTGGAATGGAGAATTATTACGGCAATCAGTGGCGAAGAACAGTTGGACTTATCCTTGCTAATGGCATAGTGAAAATCAAGCTGTCTCCATCAACAAAGGATGGAAGCAAAGCAACTAACTATAACACTGATGGAACAGGATATATCGAGATACCTAATTCAACTCCTAGTGGTACAAGTGGCGGATATATCAAAGATATGTTATACACGGCATTAGGCATGTTTCCAACATCAATTACAGGCTCATCATCGACCTATTATCCTGATGGCTGTTGGTTTAATATTGCAATTATAGCCTTTGCTCTTTTCGGTGGCCCCCTGCACGACGGCCGTCATTGTGGTGCGTTCTGCGTGAACTTGAGCGACGGGGCTGGTGTTGCGGGGTGGCACATCGGGGCTTCTCTTTCCTACAAATAACTTGCAACAGGGAAGAGGGAATTTCTGCCTAAGCAGAAAGGGAGAAACCGCGTTTCTCCTAAGAAAATTTGTAACTATAAACGTGTGTGGTTAATTTTATATAAGGGATTTAGTTTGCGCCTTTGCTCTTTTCGGTGGCCCCCTGCACGACGGCCGTCATTGTGGTGCGTTCTACGTGAACTTGAACAACGAGGCTGGTAATGCGGGGTGGAACATCGGGGCTTCTGTACCTATCATTCATGGGATAAAATGAATGCAGACTAAATTCCGTACCCCTTGGTAAAAATCAACTCGATGCAAGCTACTGCTAGTAGTAGGATATGGTCGAACGTGGTAGAGAGGATAGGAAGAGAATACGTATGATAACATACAGAAATCTATATGCTGAATTTATTTCAGACGATAATATAAAACTTGCAATTCAAAACTTCTCTAAGGGTAAAAAGAGAAGAAATAAGGTTAGGAAAATTTTAGCAGACCTTGATACATACATACCCAAAATTAGAGAATATGCGATTAACTTCACACCTTTTGAGCATAAGCCCAAAGAAATATATGACGGAATATCACGAAAGAAACGCAAGATAGTAATACCGACAGTTATGGAGTCAATAGTACATCACATGATAGTGAACGTACTTAAACCCATGTTTAACAAAGGAATGTATGAGCACAGTTACGGCTCGGTTCCTAAGCGTGGCGGAGCGTATGGCAAGAAGCACATATGCAAATGGATAAGGCAAGGCGGTAAAAATATTAAATATTGCTATAAGCTTGATGTGAAGCAATTTTACGCTAGTATTCCACAGGATAAATTAATCGAAAAGCTTAAATCTAAAATCAAAGATTTTAAATTCATGCAGATTGTTGAAAATGTTATACATTGCGTGCCTAATGGATTGCCACTTGGCTTTTATACCTCTGTATGGCTTGCAAACTGGTATTTGAGCGAGTTTGACCATGAAATCAAATCACTCGGCATTGAGCTGAAATATGCACGCTATGTTGACGATATGGCTATATTTTGTGCAAGCAAAAAGAAATTGCGTAAGGTAAAAGCCGTGATTGATAACAGTCTTGCGGAATTGGGCTTGACAGTCAAAGCAAACTGGCAGATATTTCGTTTTCATTATTTGCCCCAAAATCCATATGTTAGCAAGAATGAAAAGCCGGCAACATATGGTAGACCGCTTGATTTTATGGGGTATAAATTCTATAGGAATAGAACCACCTTAAGGAAAACAATCCTTAAGAAAATAAGAGCTAAGGCAGTTAGAATATGGCGGAAAACAAAGGTTACAATATTTGACTCAAAACAAATGGTTTCCGCTCTTGCGTGGATTAAAAATTGCGATATGTACGATTATTACAGGGAGTACATCAAACCATTTGCAGATTTTGGAAAACTAAAGCGCAAAATTTCAACAGTAGACAGAAAGGCAAGGTGTATTGAATATGACAGAATATAAGCTAGTAGAAAGTATGCAATCGGGCAAACCGCTTGATATTGACACAACATCTTCTCCGAATATCGTTTATCAGCGAAAAAACATTAAATCGGTTGAAGCAACAGGGAGTGAGGATGATTTTACTTACAAGCCTAAGCATTGGGAGTACGAGGAACGTGAACTGACACAGGATGAATACTCACAGTATCTTATTGCTATGGAACAGGCAAAAGAGATTAACGAGCACTCTGATGAGGAAGCAATAGACAACTACACAAGGCAGTTAATGGATGAGGGGGTGCTTTAATATGAGAATATTAGTTGAAAGTCTTAAAAGATTATACGAGAGCGACAGAGTAACCAAGGAAGAACTGCTCGACAGGGTAGCAAGCGGTAAAATATCGCAAGAGGAATATGAGTACATTACTTCACAAAAAGTTGTATAGTCGGCATGTTTCGACAAAATAAAACACTTTAAAGTGCTACAGTAACGATGTTCTCAAACAAGAGAACTCTTCAAGTTTCGGTAGGGCGGTGGGTTTTTCTGCCGTCCTTATTGACGTTTAAGAACAAATGTTCTATAATTGATGTATCGGAGGTAGCGTTGTATGGAATATAAGGATGAAATAATTAAAATGATTGAGGGCTTGGAAGATAAAGACCTGTTATTGTACTTGTACATATTTATTAAAGGAAAAATAGAGGCAGAGTAAAAACTCTGCCTTGTGGTTATATTTTCTTTTCCCAAACATTACCGCACTTTGAACACACAAACTTTGTTTTGCCGTTCTTGCCTTTAATTCCGGTAGCAGTACCGACAACGGCACCGACAGGCCCGAAGAGACCGCCTACTGTGTTACCAACAAGTGCTTTACCGAATGAGAATTTTTTCTTGGTATCAACAGGTATGCCAACACCATCGCAACCCCATTTAGGACATTTAACAGTTTTACTCATGATTAAAATACCACCTTTCTTATTAATTTAATTTATTTTGAGTATTTTCATACATCATATCTATTAAATTCATAATATTTTCTTGCTCTTTATCCGACAATTTAGATAATTTCAACGCATAGTCTTTAATTCTACTATCCATATTCGACAGAGCCAAGTCTTTTGTTGCCTCTTCAACAACTGAATGGTGCTCTTTTCCGGTAACTAAATAATCAAGTGAACAATCAAGACATTCTGCGATTTTTACCAGCTTAAACAATTTTGGACAGCTTTTTCCTTTTTTCCAATCTGAAAAAGTACTTTTAGGGAAACCGCCATATTTAGCCACTTCTGAATCATTTAACCCTTTTGAGTCTCTTAATTTACAATATCTTTCGTACATAGAAAATCTCCTTTAAAAAAAGTTGTGATTTCTCAACATTTGGGGTTGACAAATAAGACTTCCTAATGTAGAATGGAAAAAGAAGTTAGGAAATCTCAACTCAATAAAAAATAAAATTGAGAAAATAATATTATGTTTCTGGACAATTCATAGTATACACGATTTTCTAATTTTTATCAAGACATAGTTAGGATTTTTGAACTAAAAACAAAAGCTGTTAGTGTACTACCACCAACAGCCGTTGCCTTATTTTTTACACCACATACATTTTGCAGTCTTTCGACGCACTGTGTAGTACCAATGCTTCTTTAAATGTTCCGCCACTTATGCAGTTTAAGCTCAGCATTTTAGTTGCCATTAGCTGGCGGATTGAGAGGAGTATCTAGCGTAGCACGGCATATTATCGGACATGCCAACCATGATTTTTTATCGAGCTTTACTGCCCAAAATGCGCTACACCGATTGCTACATTTTAAATGCGACCTCGCAAATATGGAACAGGCAAAATCAAAATTGCTTTCAAGGTTTTTACCTCCTAGCGTATTTTGCCTAATATGGCGCTTTTATTGTAACGGATTTCCTAACTATTGTCAAGAAAGGAGATGGGAAATTGAATAAGAAAAAACGACAGGCGAGCTTTAAAAAACTCGATACGCTCATAAAAGCTAGAGACGTTTCGTTTTACAAACTGTCGGAAGAGCTTGGAATGGCACGGAGTACTTTTTCGGATTGGAAGTCAGGAAAATCAATGCCAAAAACAGACAAGCTAATTAAGATTGCTAATTATTTTGGCGTAGAAGTTTCTTATTTTATTGAGTAGAGAGAAAGGAGTAGAAATGTCGAAAATCGAAATCAGACAGGTTGAGGGCGAAAAGATTTTTACAGAAATCTGCATTGATGGTCACAAAATAGACGGAGTGAGAAGCTATGAATTGAAACAAGACAGAGCCGGATTTCCTGTACTAACAATTGACTTGAATGCGTTTGATATTGCCACAGACTTGTGAACACTACAGTTAAATCAAAAATATGTGGGCGGTATCGAGAGTATCAAATTTAAAGATGGCTATGAGGCTCATTTTGGCTCTCGTGTTTCATCAGATAGGGAGATTATACCTTAGAAAGGAAGTGAATTGGATGAGCAAAGAGAGATACACAATAACAGACAAGGACGGAAAAAGTGTAATTGCTGAAAAAGAGGATTCTCGATATATCAGCATTGATGAATTTGCACAGCATATCGCCATGGATATTGTTGATGATTACAGAGAAATCAAAAGTGGCGATAAGCACCCGGAAGAAACCGACATTGAACTGTCGATTAAAGCACTTACCGCCATTTCCCCAGTGATTAAAGCTTTTAGAAGTAATTTAGGGTACGGAATGGATTGTTAGCTGGTTCGACTTTTGCTAATTGTGGTTTTTCATTAGGCAATGTTTTGATAATTTCATCACAGTATTGGTCGTACAGTTTTTTGAAATCACTATATGAGCCGTTAAAACCACAAATTTTAGCAGTAGCATAAGCTGACACACATTGTTCAGTAGCCATATTTACACCTCTTTTCTTATTTAGAATAAGAGGATTATACCACAGAAAGGAGAAAACATGAACGATTTACAAATTTTCAATAATGAAGAGTTTGGAGAAATCCGAACAGCAGTAATAAATGATGAACCTATGTTTTGCTTGATTGATATTTGCAAGGCATTGGAAATCAAAAATGCTACAGATGTAGCAAAGAGATTAGATGAAGATGAACTGACTAGATTAAATCTAGGCAGTCGAGCCGGAGAGACAAATTTCATAACAGAAAGCGGTTTGTATGCAGTAATTCTTAGAAGCGACAAGCCTAATGCTAAGAAGTTTCGTAAATGGGTGACATCAGAGGTACTTCCGTCAATCAGAAAAACAGGCAGTTATGGTATGCCAAAGACAACGGGCGGTCAGATACAACTTTTGGCACAGGGCTATACAGAATTAGAGCAGAAAGTAAACGACATCAAAGATGATGTGAGCGAGCTTAAGGAAAATGTACCACTTTACAGTTGCGATATTGATGAGATACAACAGCATGTTAAGCGCAGAGTTGTAAATATCCTTGGTGGCAAGCAGAGCGAAGCATACAGGGATAACAGTATCAGGCACAAGACATTTTCTGACATATGGACGCAGTTAAAGCGTGAGTATGGTTGTGTATCTACTTATAAGAGTATCAAGAGAAAGTATATAGACGATGTGCATGAGTTTATTGATTGCTATGTCGTACCTAAGTATCTTGATGAGCTTATTCATGACGCAAACGCTCAACAGAGCTTTGCATAGTGAGGTGATTGTATGAGAAAAAGAACTTTAAAAGAGAAGTTTTACACCGGCTGTGGCTATTCGATTTTCGGGGCATTGGCATTTGTATTTTTCCTTGGACTGTCTGTGGCATACGGAATTAAGACAGCGAGTATTATCGTTGGAGCAATCGTAACAGTATTTTGGCTGATACTGATTGCAATATGTCTCATAGAGGAGGGTGAACCGCATGAGAAGAAAAAGGATATTGATATTATCGACTTTAATAATTGGAACTATGACCTTAAAGCCAATAGCAACGAAAGCAGATAGCAAAGTTGAGCTGACAGCCGGTGTTACTTCCTATTTAAATAGCGTAATGCTAGGAAAGATTGAACCGACAGTGGTTGAGAATGAGCCGGTTGTAGTTGAGCAGACCTATAATGAGCCAATAGTTCCAACTTGCCGTAAGAAATACAGTTGTAGCCGGTTTAAGAAGCTGGGGCGAGTCAGATATGGTGATTACACATATACGTGGTACTCACAGAGAGTGTTACCTGGAGGTGGGCTCAATATTCCGGGCAGACATCTAAACAAATATGGACTTGTTGTAGATGAAAACGAGTATGCAGTAATTGCGAGTGATGATTTACCGCACGGAACCGTAGTTGATACTCCTGTTGGCATACAAGGAATTGTATATGACGAAGGGAGCGGAAATGGAAACCTTGACATCTACTGCGATTGGTAGCCAATTGAAACGTCAGAGTGCTAACGATTACCTACAAGAATTATATCGAGCTAAACGGCACAAAGATAAATCATTTGACTTTCAAGCACTGTTGGACAAAGAAATGGAGAAGCTAAATGAGCGACAATGTAAGACGAATTAGGTTAGGCGATACGAGATACAGATTGAAGCCATTAACAAGAGAGCAGAAGCTATTGCTCAACAAGGCCCATTATGTGGCTAGTGAGTGGCTTTTTGTATCGGAGTCGGACTCGTATTTGAGAGTTGTTAAAAAATCAAGCCTACACGGAAATTTGATTCTGAAAACCATAAACAAATAGAAAGAGAGGAAACGCAATGAAGATTACACATATTTTTGCACAGAATTTTTGTAAATTCTACGGCAAAGACACACTAGACACAGATTTTTCTATGAAAACTGTGCTGTCCGGTCAGAATGAAGTCGGCAAATCAACAGTTAAGAGGATTATTCTTGATGTGCTGAATTGTCACGATGAGAATGACAGAGAGATTACAGGCATAAGACCACATGACGAATGTGGAATTGAGATTGACGATGTTGACATTATAAGAGCTGTTACCTTTGAGATTGACGGAAAAGCAAAGACTCTGAAAAAAATCACAAGACAAGGAAGAAATAAGGACGGCGAAGTTTGTTCAGGACACACAGATTACTATGTCAATGATGTTACATACAAAATGGTTGAATACAACGAGTTTATTAATGATAATATCGCAGACCTCAAGATATTGCCATTTTGTCTTAACGCTATGACATTGTTGCTTAAATCGCCAACGAATCAAAGAATAGCACTCTCAACTTTTTTTGGCACACACAAAAATCCTGAAATCTGCGATATGTTTCCGCAGTTTGCTGAACTCAAGCCGATGTTTGATGATGGCGATGTAGACCAGCTCAAAAAAGTATGTCGTGGCAAGCTAAACGGCACAGGCGGTAGGAATGGCTCAAAAGGACTTGTCAAGGAAAGAGACGAAATCTCAACAAGGATTGATACAATCCATTCCACCAATGAGTATACAGACCTTGCGGAACTTGAATTGCAAAAGAAAACCTACGAGCCACGGCTTAATGAAATCGAAGATAAGCTGTCCGACTACAATAAGATTTTAAAGGACAAACAGAAAGCTACAGAGGACATTATGAACCTTAAGTTTGAGCTTTCAGACATGGAGAGAAAAGCCAATGCCGACAATCAGAAAAAGCGCATGGAGCTACAGTTACAGCTTGATGATTTCAACGCTTCAATTCGCAAAGGAGAGTCAATAATAAGAACTAAAAAGGCTGACATTGAAAACTTTGAAGGTTCGGTTAGATTTTGCACAGAGAACTTAGCAAAGGTACGTGCTGACTGGAAAAAAACAAAGGCACTTTCCTTTGATGAAAGCAGTGTTAATTGTCCGATGTGTGGTCAGAGATTGCCGGAAGATACAATAGAGAGTTTGAGAACTGATTTTAGTGATAAAAAATTGAAGAAGCTTAAAGAGCTTGAGGATAAGGGCAATTCATTATCAAATGACAGCAAGGAACTCAAACAGGCTATTGAGGACAAGAAGAAAGAAATAGCTGACCTTGAAGCAGAACTTAAGGAGCTGACAGAAAAGCGTGATACTGTTGCTGACGAGTTTGAACGTGATAACATCGCTAAAGAGCTTGGAATGGTACCTACTGATATTGACATGACAGGCAACAGTGAGTATCAGGCACTTAAAGCTGAAATCGAGGAAAAAGAGAAAGCCCTTGCAGACGAAAACGATACATCGGAGCTTATCAGAAAGCTCAAAAACGAGCGAAACGAACTGTTAAGGCAAGTTTCATCAGTTGATACAAAGATTGAGCTTGGTGTGGCGAATAATAAGCGTATAGACGATAGCATAGCCGACCTTGAGGATAAGAGAAAAGACCTCAACCAGGAGATTGCTGATTGGGAGAGAAAACTTGACTTGTTGAAAGAGTTTACGCGTAAGAAGAACGAACTCTTACAGGCTGATGTTAATAAGTATCTGGATTTTGCCACAGCAAAGCTTTTCAGACCGCTCTTAAATGGTGATACCGAGGAGTGCTGCGACTTTGTTTACAATGGCGAAGCATATGCAAGAAATCTCAATCATGGTGCAAGGGTGCTGACAGAAGTTGACATATGCCGAGCTTTTCAGAAAGTAGCAAACGTTAATTTCCCAATTATTATTGATGATACAGAGAGTGTTGACGATTGGAGAATACCACAGATTGATAACCAGCTAATCTTGTTAAAGCATACACAGGACAAAGAGCTTGTGATTGAAAATATGGAGGTATAGAAATGATTAAAGCAGAAGACTGAAAAGTTACATTTAGAGGTACAAGAAGCAATGTTATGGCAGAGACAGTTACTGTTTTATGTGCGCTTAAAGAGGAACTTTCGGAGGAAGAGTACGAAATGGTAATTAGACCTGCTGATAAAAGTGAGGAACAGGTGAAAGATGAAGCCGAGAGAGCAAGAGAAATGCTCAAAAAGTTACTTGGATTATAGGAGGTTCAACATGAGTATTAAGAAGAGAAACTATTACATGGGCGGTAAGAAACATACTGTAGAGCTTAAGTATGACGGATATATGTATACAGTCATATCTGACGGAGTTTTATTCAAGCAGACACCTAATGAACTGTTTGCGGTTCAGGTTTTTAATGAGATTTAGGAGGATTAATTATGGCAGAGAATACACAGATGGTCGAGTATGAATCAAATGGGGAAATGGTAAAAATTTCTCCGACAATGATAAAAAGATACCTTGTAAGTGGCGGTGGCAATGTATCTGATGGAGAAGTAATGATGTTTATGTCATTATGCAGATACCAGCACTTAAATCCGTTTTTGAGAGAAGCATACCTTATTAAGTATGGAAGCAACGACCCAGCCACAATAGTTACTGGAAAAGATGTTTTTACAAAGAGAGCCAATGCGGACCCACGATATAAGGGGAAGAAAGCAGGAATTATTGTAATTAAAAAGGACGGAGCTGTTGAAGAACGAGAGGGAACAATGGTTTTACCTAACGAAACTATCGTAGGTGGCTGGGCGAAAATCTTTATTGACGGAAAAGAGGACGAGTATCAGTCAGTAGGTTTTGATGAGTACGCAGGAAGAAAAAAAGACGGCTCGCTTAACAGCCAATGGGCGAAAAAGCCAGCCACAATGATTAGAAAAGTAGCTGTTGTACAGGCTTTAAGAGAAGCATTTCCAGATAGATTTCAAGGTTTATATGCACAAGAGGAATTTCAGAATGTATCAGATGTAAAACTTGATACAGAAAAGGTTGTTGCTGATGAGATTAAAGAAAACGCAAACACAGTAGATTTTGACGAGGACAACATAATTGATGTAGAGCCGACCGACACAGCCGACAAGCAGTCAGAGGAACTGCCACCGTTCATGCAGGCAGAATAGGGGGATTGAGTATGAGAGTAATTTCACAGGACGGAACATTAGATGTTCCATATGAAATGGTAGTTATTCAGGAGTTCAGAAATGCTATTTATTTTTTGAACCGTAATTTATCAGGAGTAGAAGACTTGACTAGCGACATTATGCTAGCTGAATATTCCACCGAAGCAAAGGCAATTAAGGCTATGGAAATGCTTAGAAAAGCATGGATAAATGAAGCCATAGAATTTACGCATGGAATTTACCATAGAAATATTGTTTTTCAGTTCCCACAGGATGATGAAATCGAGGTGTGAGTATGCTAATCAATTCAAATAAAGAAAATGTAACCGAGCATGTCAAATTCATAAGCTACACAGGTAAATATCCTAATTTATGCTGTGGAGATTTGACACTCGAAATTGACGGAGAAAAAGTAATATTCGGGAGCATGTATTGTAGCGGAATGAGTGAGCGCAAAGGCATATATCCTATATTTTGGCACTCCGGCGGATATATTAGAAACTATGAAGCCTATAAAGGAGAATGGCAAATAGATGTATCTGAAATACCTGAAGAATACCGCAAGTATGCAAGCGAAATAGACGAGGTATTTACTACTAATGTGCCTTATGGTTGTTGCGGAGGTTGCATATGAAACTTAAATGCTTAGGCTCATCGTCAGCCGGAAATTGCTATCTGCTAACTTCCAACAGTGGAGAAACACTTATCCTTGATTGCGGAATACCGATTAAGGAAGTTAAAAAAGGCTTGAATTGGAATGTTAAAGATATTGTGGGTGTGTTATGCACCCATAAGCACCTTGACCATAGCAAGTCAGTAAAAGATTTTGAAGCTATGGGAATACCTGTATTTGCACCATACATAAGCGAAAAACCTATGAAAATTGGTAATGGAGATTTTAGAGTACAGCCCTTTGGCCTAACAACAATAGACGGAAGCTGGACACACACCAATGCAGACGGAACACCTTGTCCAATATATGGCTTTCTGATAACTCACAAGGAAATGGGGCGAATGCTTTACATAACCGATTGCGAAGTTGTCAAGTGGAGGTTTAGAGACATAAATCACATTCTCTTAGGTGTGAATTATGACAAGGATTTAATCGACAGGGATAACACAGGCAAAGCTAATCACGTTTTTAGAGGTCACTTAAGCATTGACACGGCTTGCGATTTTGTTAAAGCGAATTATTCAGATAGTTTGCAGAACGTCATAATGTGCCATCTATCAAGTGAAAATTCTGATAAAGATAGTTTTATCGAGAAGATGAAAAAAGTTGCTTATGGGGCGAATGTAGATGTTGCAGAGCGCAACAAGGAATGGTTACTTGCTAATCCTAATGAGTGCCCTTTTTAGAAAGGAGATAATAACTATGAATCCCAAATGGAGTGAGGAGGAAGTCCTTTTATTAAAAGATAAATATTCTCGCTTAACAAATGATGAATTAATCGCCTTATTTCCTAATAAAACATTTTTGGCAATCTATAAAAAAGCTTATTCACTTAATTTAAAGAGAGATGAAGAAATTGAGTTTTTGAACAGGTCAAAAGCCAAAAGTGGTAAAAATGCTAGTAATTGGAATGGCGGCGTTAGGAAAACAAGAAAAGGATACGTTCAAATATTAATGCCAGAACATAAAAGAGCAGATAAAGGTGGATACGTTATGGAACATATCGTAGTTTATGAAAAAGCCACAGGAATAGAAGTACCGCAAAATTGCTGCATACATCATTTGAACGGGATAAAAAATGATAACAGAATTGAAAATTTATGTATGATGACAAATTCGGCGCATACAATATATCATCATACAGGGCAAAAAAGAAGTGAAGAAACCAGAAAACGAATTTCAGAAAGCAAGAGGAAAAAATATGAATAAAGTGATAATTTCAGGAAGAGTTGTTAGAGATGTTGATGTTAGATATTCACAGACAGTAAATGGAAGTGTGGCAGTAGCAAGGTACACATTAGCTGTTGACAGAGCTTTCAAGAAAGAGGGCGAACAGGCAGCAGACTTTATTAACTGCATCGCATTTGGCAAGAATGGAGAGTTTGCAGAGAAGTATTTGCACCAGGGAACTAAGATTATTGTTGAGGGCAGATGGCAGACAGGCAACTATACCAACAAAGACGGACAGAAAGTTTACACTAATGATTGCGTTGTTGAAAGACACGAGTTCTGCGAAAGCAAAAATTCAAACAGTAATAGCGATAATGGCAGCAGTTCAAGACCGGCACCTACTGACGATGACGGATTTATGAATATTCCTGATGGAATTGATGATGGATTACCATTTAATTAAGAGGTGTAATTATGGCAGAAAATAAACATACAATGCAAGAATTGTACCAATGGCAGGCATTACCACTTAATATCAAGGTTTTAATGACAGCCGAGAGAGTACGAAACTGGGTTGATGAGTTTGGCGAAGACGGAGTGTATCTATCATTTAGCGGCGGTAAGGATAGCACAGTTTTAGGACATATAATCAGAGAAGTTTGCGGATATAAAAACATTCCTTTTGTGTTCGTAGATGTACCGACACAATATCCAGAGTTGAAACAGTTTGCACAGACATTTGACAACCTTGTGATTTTAAAACCTAAGATTTCATTTGCAGAGGTTTGTGAAAAGTATGGATTTCCAATGTTTTCAAAAGAAATATCAGAATGTGTTGCAGATAGCAGAAAATACATTAGAATCCTTACAGACAGACAGACAGACAGACAGACAGACAGACAGACAGACAGACAGACAGACAGGGATTCCGTTTGCTTATCGCATAGCCGACTTGGTAGGAATAGACAGGAGAACAGACAAGGAAAACAAAACTTTTGTGGATTTAAAGATGGGGAATATCCCTAGCGAAATTTTGAAAGCACCTGTCAGAGTAAAACAGTTATTCGGTGTCAAGTGTGAAGATTTTGGCAGTATGTACGACAGGTCAAAGTACTTATTTATGCTAAATGCACCATTTGAAGTATCTAACCGATGTTGCAAGGTAATGAAGAAACAGCCTATGCATCAATACAACAAAGATACAGGCAGAGTGCCTATTACCGCTCAAATGGCTAGCGAAAGTAAATTAAGGACTTCACAATGGTTACAGAATGGCTGCAATGGATTTGACTTGAAAATTCCAACAAGTAATCCTATGAGCTTTTGGGCAGAACAAGATGTGTTGCTTTACATCAAAGAAAATAATCTGCCAATATGTTCAGTTTATGGAGAAGTAGTCACAGATTATGAAGCTATGGGACAATGTAAAAATCAGATGTCGTTTGCTGATTTTGGAATTTTTGATAAGGAAAGACCATTGCTGAAAACTACAGGATGTCGAAGAACTGGATGTGTGCTGTGTGGATTTGGCTGCCATTTAGAGAAAGAGCCAAATAGGTTCCAGATGTTAAAAGAAACACACCCTAAATTTCACAACTTACTGTATGTTCTGAAAAACAACGGCGTGACATACGCGGAAGCTATTGATTGGGTTAATGAACACGGAAATATGAATATTAAGTATTAAGGAGTGATTAAAGACGGATTACAAAAAGTTAAGACAGGCAAAAGCCATAGAATCAAAGAATCGAAAGCGACTTCTAAAGATAAATCCAAAGTTGAATGACAAAAGTGGAATATACTTCTTGCTCCGAGAAGATGAAAACGGATTTAAGTACGCTTATATCGGACAGGCGGTACATACACTTAGCAGATTGGCAAGCCACCTTGTAGGCTATGAACAGCACATAGACCTTAGCTTGCGCAAGCATAAGCTGTATGACAAAGAGAAAAACCCTTATGGTTGGCGAGTTGAATTTCTGAATTTTCCCGAAAGTCAGCTTGACGAAAAGGAAAAGTATTACATCAAACTGTATGCTGATAATGGTTATCAGCTTAGGAATGTTAGCATTGGCGGACAGGGTGGCAATCGTGCTAGTGGTTCAATAGGTGAGAGAAAAGCACCTAAAGGCTATATGCAAGGCATACAACAAGGTAAAAAGGTGTTAGCAAGGGAATTATCTTCTATCGCTGAAAAGCACCTTATAATCCGCTTAAAGCCAGAAAAAGAGCATAACAAGGTATCGCAGAAACAGTATGAGAAATTTATGGATTTATTGAAAGCGGGTGAGAACGAATGAGCGGTGGAAGTTGGAATTATTTATATTCAAAAGACATTGATGACCTTATGCAGTACAGCAACATTGAATTATTGGAAGAAATGGCTGATTATCTTAACCAAAACGGATATGAAGATGTGGCAAAAGATACAAGGCGGTTAGTCGAATATATCAAATCAGCTAAAATAAGAGTGGAAACACTCTTTGAAATGTTAAGCCCTGTTTTCAAAGCTGTTGAGTGGTATTGTAGTGCGGATTGGGGTAAAGATAGAGTTGACAAGGCAATAGAAGAATATAGGAATGGAAAGGGTGGTTCAGAATGAAGATTTTAAGTAAGAAGAAATGTGAAGAAGTCTTAAAAAGAATTACTGCAAATGAAATTATTCAGGCAGAGTACGGACTACACGATATGGAAGCGGAAACAAAAGCAACGGAAAATAGAGCAGAGATAGCTTTTATTGCCGGTGGCTTCAGGGGTATGAACAGGGTGCAGAACGCATTGAGAAAAAGATATAACAATATAAACCACGAGAGAAAAGATTAAAATACATCAACCGAAACTTGAAGAAAATAGGAGATTAAAAATGGCAGAACGTAGAATGTTCACAAAAAAAGTCACTGATGATGATAATTTCATGGCTTTATCATCAAGTGCGCAAGCCTTATATTTGCATTTATCTATGTCTGCTGATGATGACGGATTTTGCAATCAGGTATCAGTTTCCATGTTCAAAGCTCACGCAAGTGTGGCTGATTTACAACAATTATTGGAAAAAAGATACATTTATCAGTTTGATAATGGTGTGATTGTAATTAAGCATTGGCGCATGGCAAACGCTTTGAGAAAAGACCGGTATACACCAACGAATTTCAAGGAGGAATTGGCAAAATTAAAGATAAAATCCAATGGTGCATACACATTTTCTGACGATGGTTGCCGTGTGGTTGCCAATGGGTTGCCGGATGGTTGCCAAGTGGTTGCCACTTGTCTGCCACAGGATAGTATAGGTAAGGTAAGTATAGATAAGAATAGTATAGTTAAGGATAGTAAAGATAAGGATATAAAAGAAAAAGATATTGATAAATCAATATCTAAAAAGAAAACTGTCTACTACCCTGATGATGAAATGCTAGAGAGTGCTTTTCAGGAATATCTGACAATGCGAAAAAAAATAAAAAAGCCGATATGCACCGACATGGCATTGCACCGAGCTATGAACACTATCGAGAGACTATCAAAGGGCGATAACGATTTGGCTGTTAAAATTCTTAATCAGTCAGTAGACCATTGCTGGCAAGGGCTATTTGCATTAAAGGATAATGAGCCACATTCAGCCAACAAAGGCACCATTGATTGGGATAATGTATGAGGTAGAGAAATGACAAGAGACGAGACAGTTAAAATCATTCGCATAATGTGTGATTGCTACCCCAATTACAAGCCGAGCAATTTATCAGAGACAGTAGATGTGTGGAATATGATGTTGGAAGAATACAGCTACAGTCAAATATCTATGGCATTGAAAACTTACGTGCATTCAGATACAAGCGGATTTGCGCCGAGCATCGGACAGTTAATTAACAAACTGCATGAGGTTCAATCCCCACAGGAACTTAACGAAATGGAAGCGTGGATGCTTGTTAGCAGGGCGCTACGAAATGGCTATTATGGTGCAGTTGAAGAATTTAATAAGCTACCACCACTCGTACAAAAGGCTGTCGGAAGTCCTGATAATCTCAGGAACTGGGCGTTGACGGACAGCAAGAGCATTGAAAACGTAGTGCAGTCAAATTTTATGAGAACTTATAGGGCAGTTGTTAATCGAGCAAAGGAATTTCAAAAAATGCCAAAGGATATACAGGCATTGATTGAAAGTACCAATAGAAACTCGTATTCGGCTCAAATCAGCTCTAAAAATCAACAGACGATAAAATTATCGTTGGAAGATAATAAAAGCCAAAATGAGCCGATTAGAGGTATTCCAATGCCAAAGGAAATTAAAGAACGTATCGAGCAGATGAAAAGATAGGAGGTAAAGAGGTTTGTGCGCACAATTAAAGCTGGCTTTACTCCTAGCGAAAAATGATAAAAGACAAGTATTCAAGACAAAGGTATGAAGAACGAAAAGCCAGTAACCTTTGCGTGCTTTGTGGGAAACCGCTTGATAGAGAAGGTGTGGTTTGTACGGCGTGTAACAGCAAGCGTACAGCATATGGCAGAGAGCTTTATAAAAAATTACAGGCAGTTGGTGTTTGCCCTAGATGTGGCAAAAACTTGCTATATGGTGACGAAAAAAGCTGTGTTGAGTGTAGGGCAAAATCAGCCGAAGCTGCGTCAAAGAAACGCGCTGCCGATGTAAAAAAATACAATGAGCGACAAAAAGCATGGCGAAAAGTGCGATACGAAAAAGACAAGGCAAATGGCATATGCACACGCTGTCGTAAGAGAAAAGCAGACCCAGGGCATACCACTTGCACATTTTGCCGGGAAACAATGAGAAGAGCACACGTTAAAATGCCTGAAAGAACCGGCAGATATGAACAAGGACTATGTTTTTTCTGCGACAATCCGGTAAAGCCCGGATATAGGGTCTGCGAAATGCACTATCAGAAGAACGTTAAGAATGCAACTTGCGAAAAGGCAAACTTGGCACGGCAGAAGATAAAAGAAAGGAATTCACAATGGATTCCTTGAAAGATTTTTACGATTTTTACCGACCACTGCAAAGGAAATATGACTTGCGAATGTTTTATAAAACCAATGGCAAGGAAACGAAAATAATTATCCGGCAACGTGATAAAGAGCTTGTAAAAGCCACAGAAGAAACTACCGAAGCCTGTTTTATCAGGACAAAACGAGAACTTGAAGAAAGAATGAAGAAATATGAGCAACAAACTGAAACCAAAGAAAAAGCACAAAGAGCCGGATTTTACATGGACAAAATCAGAAAGAGCTACGCTGAAAAACAGCAATAACCGCAGAAAGCTCGTAGGGCGGTCTTTCACAGACTTTATGGATTTAGGCTACTATGTACTGTATTTACACCATGGATTTGGCAATAAGCGCATTGTAAGGCTTGAAAGAACCATAAATGAGTACCTTGAAAGAGCACAGACTGAAAAAGAAATGAAAACTGAAACGCTTGCTGAACTTTTGAAAGTGAGATACGGCATTGATGTGCAGAAAGAGATTAATTTAATCCCAATGCAGCAGTTGATTAGAATTTATCAGAGAAATAATCCGCTTACAATAAACGATACGAGACAGCTCTTAAATGACACGGCATACAGCTACATGGTTTTAGCATGTACAGCACTTAAACTAATGTTTAAATTGTCGGTTAGGGAAATTAAAGAGTTTATCGCAGAATTTAGGGACTTAATCGACACGTTGTATAAATTTAATCAATTCGGTCTGACATTGCCGAAAGTGGCACAATGCCTTGCTGATGAAGTTAATTACGTTGATGAAAGGTACATAAAGGTGATTGATTAATGACTTATGCATGGGATAACGACAGTACTCAAAATGCTCACATAAAGCAGATGAGAGACGATAGACAAAAAGCCTACATGGAAAAACACAGAGACAATAAGGCATATGAAAGATTTAAGCATATGCCGGATTATGGGAAAGGAGTACAAAACTATGACAAATAGAGAGAAATTCGCAGAACAGATTTTGGATATTGCTTGTGGCGGTAGCAAAATAGCAGTTAACAAAGCAACATTAGAGCCAACAGCGTGCTATAAATTAACGTGTAAAGATTGCTTATTTGGTTTTAGTAATACCGACTCTTGCACCTCTGTAAGAGAAAAATGGGCGAATAGCGAATACGTTGAACCGCCTGTTGACTGGTCAAAAGTTGCAGTTGATACACCAATACTAATAAGAGATAGCAGTTTTTCCGAGTGGGGTAAAAGATATTTTGCGAAATATGAGAATGGGATAGTTTATGCTTGGAGCGATGGAACAACATCGTGGAGTGGCGATAGGTGTACACCATGGAAACTGGCTAAGCTTCCGGACAAGGAGCAGTAATGGAGAGATTAACGAATAGAAACTATGGAGAAATTTCTCACACAGGAAGAATAATTCCATATAGCAAGCATTGCATTGGATGCATTACCAAGGACTGTGATTGCGGAATTGTTGAAGATATGGTTAAAAAACTTGCCAATTATGAGGACTTAGAGGAACAAGGCAGACTTATTAAATTGCCTTGCAAGGTGGGAGATACAGTATGGGATAATGACTGCGGCAGACCTTGTGCATATACAATAACAGCCTTTTCATTTGGTGAATGCGAAGAATACATTTGTGAACCTGTTACAACAAAAGAAGTCGTATTCTATTATACAAACTCGAGCGGAAGTATCACAGGAAGTTTTGCAGAAAGTGAAATCGGCAAGTCGGTATTTTTGAACAAATCCGAAGCCGAAACAAAACTGAAAGAGTTGAGAGGCAATGATGAGTAAAAGAAAACCGATACCTAAAAGCATAAGAGAAGAGGTGTACTTCAAGTACGGCGGTTGCTGTGCCTACTGTGGTGCTGAAATCGAATACAAAGATATGCAAGTAGACCATGCAACACCACTTAGTATAGGCGGAGTAGATGATATATCGAATTACATGCCAGCTTGTAGGAGTTGCAATCATTACAAAGCCACACTTGATATTGAGGGATTCAGAGACTACTTATCGAGATTGCACAAAAGGCTTATGCGTGACAACATACCCTATCAAGTGGCGGAACGGTTTGGAATCGTTAAGTATGTGTCTGACGATGTAAAATTCTATTTTGAAGAATTGAGAGGTGGAAAGAATGAAAAAAGAAGTTGACGGAGTAGTGGTAGAGGCAAAAAGCATTCTAACTGCGCTGAAAATAATCAAGACAGTGTGCGAGGATAACGACTGCCTAACTTGTCCTTTTGGGAAAATTGAAAATGAAAAGGGTTTGTGTCTAGTTAAAGACACAATACCTAGTGTGTGGACTATAAATAAACCTAATGATGTGTGGAGGGCATTGGAATGAGCAAAGTAAAAGAAGAAAGAGTAACCGACTTGTCTATTATCATGGAAATGATAGATAGTAAACCTTATTATAGCGTACAGTACAGAAATGTTGGTGAGAATGGCTACAACATTGGGTACAGCTCATACAATTTAAAAATTGTATTAGAGTTCATTGATGAATATTTTGAAATTGTGGAAAGTGATAAACAGACTAATGCCGACAGGATAAGGAATATGTCGGATGAAGAGTTAGCAGAGTTCAATCTTTGTCCGCATATGGTTAATTGGAAAAAAGGAAACTATGATACGTGCGTCCATCCGAATGATAAAGATGCATGTAAAAAATGTATGTTAGATTGGCTTCAATCAGAATCGGAATAGGAGAGAATATGGTTAAAATGCCATTATACAAGGGCGCACCAACGGCAAGAGATTATGAAGATGATTATACAAAGGGTTGGAATGATGCTATGGATTTTATTTTCCCGGAAGCAAAAGAGAAGCGTGAAAAAGAAAGAGTAAGAAAAAAATATATCCATAATCAAAATAAACGCTGAAAGGAGAGAATATGGAAGATAGATACTTATTTAAAGCAAAGAGAGTTGACAATGGAAAATGGGTTATTGGTTATTATGGAGTTATCGGGAAAAGAAATGTAATTATTGAGAAATACGCAGAAAATTATTATTGTCCTGATACATGCGAATCTCGACATGGAAATCAAATTCACGAAGTAAATTCAAAGACAATCTGTCAATGTACAGGCTTGAAAGACAAGAACGGCAAGCTGATTTGGGAGAATGATATTGTAAAAATAAATAATAGCAAGGGGAATGTGCTCATAACATTTAGAGATTTTGAAATTATATGTACAATTCCTAACGAAAAATATTATAAGCACAGACTTGAATATGATACTGAATATGAAGTTGTCGGAAACGTCTTTGACAATCCGGAGTTATTAGAAAGTGAGGGATAATATGACAGCGAAAAAAGCAATTGAATTTTTGCGAATGCATTTTGAGTATCTAAAAGAAAGATGGAAGCCATACCTTGATTACAACGTTTTAGAAGCAATTAGATTTGCAATATCAGCACTTGAAAAACAGATACCAAAGAAACCTATCATGAAGCAGTATTTTGGAGATTTGGAAGAGGAGTACTTGTGCTGTCCGACATGTGGAGAAATTTTGACAGACAGAATACCGGCTGATAATAAGACTTTCTACTTTCATTGTATGAATTGTGGTCAAAAATTTGATTGGAGTGATGAAGAATGACCGACATAACAACAGTAGTATACACTGCCCTCATAGTATTCGGCATAATCGGTCTGACAGAGGCAGCGTTTGCGTGGTACGACATCCGTGGACGAGATAAGACCGATGATGATATACAAGAGCAGTGGTGCAGCGAAAATATTAAACATTAATTAATTTATCAGAAAGGAATAGGTTGTCGCGACATAAAACCGAGGTTTCCTTTTGGTGGATTTAGAACGATGATACATTGTTTATTTGAGCAGTCAGGCACATTCAAGAATGCTTTCAAAAAGTATGGAATTGAAGCCTATGACTATGATATTTTGAATGAGTTTAACCAGACAGACTATATTATTGATTTGTTTGCAGAGATTGAGGGGGGGGTATCAAGGTGAGCCGAGTCTATTTGATAAGATAGGCCCTGATGATTTGATATTTGCATTTTTCCCTTGCATAAGGTTTGAAAATCAGATAATGCTGTGGTTCAGAGGGCAGTCGGCAAGTCAGAAAAAATGGTCTTTAGAAAAGAAATGTGAGTTTGACATGAATTTGCTTGAAGAAGTTTTACATATGTATAGCCTGGTAAATAAAATGTTTATTATTTGCATGAGAAAAGGATTGAAACTGATAATGGAGAACCCTTATTCAGAGGAGCATTTTTTAAGACGATATTGGTGCTATTCTCCAGCGGTAATTGATAAAGATAGAAGAGATAGCGGAGATTACTTTAAAAAGCCTACACAGTATTGGTTTTTGAATTGCGAGCCACAGAACAATCTTATTTTTGAGCCAATTAGCTATAACGCTATCGAATGCAAGGACGCAATAAGAACAATGACAAAAGAACATTATGCAAAAACAGGGGCAGATAATAAGAAAACAGCAAGGTCAATGATACACCCGCAGTACGCAGATAGATTTATCAGGCAATATATTCTTGATGAGAAAATATGGAGAGATAGCAATGAAACACTACAAACCAATTAAATGTGTAGTCTGTAGCAAGACATTTACACCGACCGCAGCTAACCAAAATACGTGTTGTGAAGCACATAGAGAGCAGAGAGCTACGGAATTGAGAAAAATCAGAGAAAAGAAAAGGCTTAAAAGAAAGCCCACCAAGAAAAACAAACTTGCTGAAATCTGCGAGATTGCTAAAAGTAAGGGCATGAGCTACGGACAATATATGGCAGAACAGTATAAAAAGGAAGTGATGATAAGATGAACAGCAGAACTATAAGTGATATAGAGCCAATTGAAAGACAATGTGTATACGAGGGCAACAAGCCGTGCAACAGTTCATGCCGATACTCAAATACTTGTATACACAGTGCAGACAAAACCGAAGAATAGGAGATAGGCTTATGAAGTTTTCAAAACTTACTAAGCCGGAACTTGAAGAAATTATGAAAAATGCCAATTTTACCGATGAGGAAGCGGAAGTTTTTGAGTTGTTAGTTGCCAATAAAAGCCTTGAAGAGGTATCACAGAGACTATTAATCTCAAAAACAACCACTTCCCGGAGAGTGGCAGACATTAAAGAAAAGATAGAAAGGAGTCAGGCGATGATTAACAAAGTGCCAATATGGGAAAAGGTAACGCTGACGATTGATGAAGCCGCAGAATACAGTAATATCGGGGTTAATAAGCTCCGAGAAATAACAAACAACCCAAGGTGCCAATTTGTTATGTATGTCGGAAAGAGACGATTAATCAAGCGAAAAGAGTTTGAAAAGTATATTGCAGAGGCGATAGAGATATAATCAAATGTGGACTTATGTAGCCTTATGTGATATTATAATAAATTGCATAAGGCTTTTTCCATAAGTGAAAGGAGCGAAAATTTAATATGGGAAAGGACTTGAAAGGCAAAGAACTAGGCAGAGGCATTAGTCAGAGAAAAGACAAGTACTATGTTGGCAGATACACAACGAGGAATGGAAAGCGAGTGCAGAAATTATTTGCAAAACTACAAGAGTGTAAAAAGTGGCTTGCCGATGAGCAGTACACTGATGAGCACAGCAACCCCGACTTTCCGTCTGACATGTTGGTTGATGCATGGTTTGAGTATTGGATAAGCGTTAAGAAGCGCACAGTAAGACCGAACACGCTAAGGAATTACACCGAGAGATACAAACGCAACATAAAGCCTGTTATCGGAAATAAGATACTGCGAGAGGTTAATACACTTCACTGCCAAAAGATAATGACTAATATGGCTGACGAGGATTACAGAACGGCAACGATATATCAGACACGCATAGCACTATACAACATGCTTGACTATGCATATCAAAGCGAGATTATCCCCAAAAATCCGTGCAACCGCATGGTGAAATCCGACATCGGTAAGGAATCCTCAAAGAAAGAAGCATTGACGATTGAAAATCAGAAAAAATTCTGCGAAGCTATCAAAGGTACATCATATGAGTATCAATACAGATTTGCCTTGCAGACCGGACTAAGGACAGGCGAGCTTGTAGGGCTTAAATGGGAAGATGTAGACTTTAAAGCCAAAACAATTAAAATTGTCAGGAGCTTAGAGTACAGACATTCAACAGGCGAATGGCGAGAAGGACCACCTAAGAGTAAATCGGGATATAGGACAATTCCACTCACCGATGAAGCCGTATCGCTATTGAAATTGCAGAAAGCTAAAAATGCTTCATTCAAATTTATTGACATTCAATGGAGAGACAGAGTGTTTTTGTGCAAGACCGGGGCACCTGTGAAAAATAGCACATATGATACCGGAATTTACAAAGCGTGTGACAAGGCAAAGATACCGAGATTTTCAATGCACGTATTAAGACACACATTCGCAACAAGATGTATTGAAGCCGGTATGACGCCCAAAACCTTGCAGACGATACTAGGACACTCGAACATAGGTATCACAATGAACCTTTACGTTCACACGACAGACGAGCAAAAGAACTTAGAAATGGACAGAGTAGCAGAAGCACTCAAAGTAATATAAAATAATCAAAAATATAGTATATCCAATTAAATTGGTACAGAATTGGTACATAAATCAAAAATAGAAAGGCAAAAATCCCTTAAACAATGGATTTTTGAATAGGTAAAATCAAAAATGAAATTAGGAATCGTTGCTACGAGGGGTATTTAACATAGTTCATTATATCCTCATAAACCGC